ATGTTCACCGCCTTCGCCTTCCGCGGCCGCCAACCTTATACCGTTCGCCGGAACACAGCCCAGGGCGCGACCTTGCGCCCGAAACTGGCGAACCGGCCGGATGCGCCGACTTCCGCCGGGAAGTCCTGAACTGCGGAGCGTCTACGGCCTCATTGGCAACGGATCACGCCGCTGGCGATTTCGTCGTCGATGGAGCGCAGCGCATCGGCATCCTGGTGCATCTGCTCGATCACCTCGAGCAGGCGCTGCGCCAGCTTCGGATCGTTCGCCCACTCGACGGCGCGCATGACCTCGACCGCAGCCGATTCATGATTGTTCGCCATCTGCTTGAGAGCCTTGCGCAAGCGCTGCTCGGTCCATTTCATCGACATGTCGCTTCACCCAGACTGCATATACGGACCCGCCAGGAACGACGGGCTCGCTTAAGAGCGCCGGACCCGGAACAAGTTCAACCTGCCGTCGCCCCATGAGGGCGGGTTGGGTGCCGGAAAGGCAAGCGGAGAAGAGATCGAGAAGCGCAAACGAAAACGCCAGGCACAAGGCCTGGCGCTTCGAAATATGGGGTGGACGATGGGAATCGAACCCACGACACCAGGAGCCACAATCCTGTGCTCTACCAACTGAGCTACGCCCACCATATCGTGAATCGTGCCGGACGTTCCGGCTTCAACCGCAGCGGCCGGACAAGCCGAGCCTGAAGGTGGTGCGGACGGAGAGACTCGAACTCTCACGCCTTGCGGCGCTGGAACCTAAATCCTGTCTCGCACCTCAGAAGCGCTTATATTACAACAGTTTACGCCGACCGCAATCACTTAAACTGTGCCAATCGTGAAATTCCTTTTCACGTTTTCCATTCCCGTGCTTCACGTTTCCGTCACGGCCAGCATTCAGCGGTCCGACTCGTAGGCCGCAACGCCGCTACCGACAGGCCGCCACTCATCCTGCGGCATGCGCGAATCACAGATGAATACCTCGACCTCCCCGCCTTCTTTCGGCTCCGCAGGCCGAATAGCAGCATGCCGTAGAATCGTCTCCATGTCCGGTACGTAGCTGCTCTCCGAGCCGTGGAACGACCAGATGCCGAACTTCCCAGCGCTGCCCACCTGGTGGTCGAGTTTCACCGACCAGCCCTTGAATCGAATCACCAGCATCGCCCTGCTCCGTAGGAAAAGGCCGTAGTCTACTCCTAATCCTGACAGGCCTGGTTCGCAGCCAGTAGCTGCGCCTCGTAACCGATCCGCTGCCGCCGCTCGGCGAGCAGTGCGCGGACCTTGGTCTGTAGATCGTCGCCTTTTCGCAGCCCAGCAGTTGCCCAGGCCGGCACCTCGACCGCGGGCACCCGGCACGGCACCGCCACCGGCACCTCTACGCGCACCGTGCGCGGCTCGGCATCCTGCCGGCCGGCGCATCCCGCCAGCGCGAACACCAACCCCAGCACCTGCACCACCTGCGCCTTTCGGCTGCACCTGCCGAAAATCGCTGCACCTGCAGTCTTTCGCCACGCCTGCAGTTTCATAGGCCCAACTCCTGATTAATGACCGCCTCGGCGGCCGCACACTGCTCACCGGCGGTTCGCTCACGTACCAGGCGCTGTGCCGCGGCATACTGCTCCGCGGCCTGCTGCCGTCCCCGATCCACAGCCTGCGCGGCATCCCGCGCGCGCTGCTCACCAGCCTGACGCAGCGCGGCAATCTGCCCGCCCTGCTCCACTACTGCGGCCTCCAGGCTCCCACGAGCGGAACGGCAGGCAGCCAGATCCGCCAGCGCAGCATCGAGCTGCGGCCGGTAGTGCCGCGCGCCGATCCAGACACCGCCAGCGGTGCCGAGGCCGACCAGCACCAGGCAGGCCAGCGCGATCGAAATCACGCGGGCCGAGATCACGACAGCACCCTCTTCGCCCGCTCCCACAGCGCCAGGCGCTCCGCCTGGCCATTCGTGCCGCCGTTGACGCGCCGAGTGATGGCGGCGAACTCGCCGCGGTCGGCCAGGTCGTTCAAGCCGTGACTGGCCCACCACCAGGCCGCCGAGATCGCCGCCCACTCCGGTTGCTCGAGAAGCTCGGGTTCCTGCTCCAGCGGCTGGCCCAGCCCGGCGCCGGCCGCGCGGTAGTTCGCCCGGCCGGTGATCTGCAGCAGCCCGCGCCCGCGGTAGCACCAGCCATCGCCGGACGCCTCGTCGCCATTGCCGTTGCGCGAGGCGTAGGCGTTGTTGGCGATGGCTCGGGGGTTGCGCGCCAGGCGCTGCGCCAGGGCGTTGGGCTGGCCGTCGGCGCCGAGGTACCGGCTCGGCCAGGTCGCAGCCAGGCCGCGGGCGCTGTAGTTGAGGTTCTCCACCAGCCGGGTCAACTGGGCGCTCTCGTGCCCGATCTGCGCCAGGAACGCCGCCGCGCGCACCGGCGAAGTGATACCGAAGCGCGTCATCCCGCGGTTCAGCGCACCAACAAAAACGCCGGCTCGAGGGCCGGCGTTCGGGAGGACATGCAGCAACTGCTGCTCAGTGATGGGCATGTGAGCTCCAGAAACGACGAAGCCCGCGCAGGGCGGGCTTTCGTTCGTCGATAGGTGTTGTCAGGCTGGTAGCTGATCCGGCAGCGGATACCTGGCCTTGATCTCCTCGACCTTGGCGACCCAGGCAGAGTAGTCCGGTTCCACGCCGGCCTTGATAGCGTCGAACTCGGCCTCGGTCTTGAGCGGGTCACTCTCCATGCGGTAGGCATTTTCCCGCGCCACGGCTGCGGCATCGTACTCAGCCTGCCTGCGCTCTTGCGCCTGCTGTTCAGCGGTCTTTACCTTGCTCCAGTCGATCATCGCGGTAACTCCACCGGGCCATCGGCCTCGATCAGCAACGGCTCAGGGAAACGAGCGGCGGCACTGGCATCACCAGACAGCGGGAACCGCAGGCTCAGTTCCAGCCGGTCGGCACGTCGCACTGCGGGACCAGCGAACCACTCTGATCCAATCGCCTCAGCCGGCAGTTCACCACCCTCCGGTAGCGGTGTGAAGTCGAACGACTGGCCGTTCACAGTGAGCACATCGCCAATCCTGACCAGCGACAGGTGCTCGTCGCTGCCTGGCAGTGGTGCGTACGGTGACAACTTGATGATCATCAGAACCATCTCCCTACCAAAGTGAAAATCAAACGATTAGTGGCCAGTGCGTCCTGAAGGATGAAGAACAATGTCGAGCCGTTTGCATAGGCAACTTTCAGCCCGTTTGCCACAGAAGGGTTGCTCACATGCGACGCCCAACTCACGCTGACACCGGTGCTCCAATTACCCAGAAATGCAGCCGGCAGGGGCAGTGATATAGACGTATTTGGCTGCTGACTACCATCACCCAACAACGTGACTATGCATATTTGCGTTCCATCAGCGAACCTCACGAACTCACCATTCGCGTTGCTGCCGCGTTGGATTACTGCCCCGGTAGGTGCTCCGCTCGACTGCGAAACAGCGCCGAGAATACTGTCTCGCGAATACAGCGCGCCCGAACTACCAAGCGCTTCGCGGACAGCCGCACTGCCGAGGCCGAGATCCCCCCGCGCTGCTGCCGCATTTGCAGAGAGCGCCCAGGGCTTTATCCCCGCCAGGGTTGCCCCCCACTGGTTGGCGATCAAGTTGAATCGATCCGACAGGTCCTTGTCGTAGCCCAGGATCGGCGCCACCGCATAGGCCTGGCCGCTGGCCGTGCTGCCCTGGTAGTTGGGCTTGATCGAGATGACCGTCGAACTGGCCACGTTTGTGACCTCGTACCAACGTCCATCGGGTCCGCGAAATGCATCGCCGACTCGGGCATTGGACGAGAACTGTGTGCCGGCACCGGTAACGGTCGGGCTATTTGCGGTCACAGTTACTGTGCCACTGGAATACCAAGCCATACTGCCTCCTTGTAATCACGCCATGACTAAAAGCGGAGTGTTAAACGGAACCGGGAAAGCAGGTTGACCACCCCCCGGCATGTAGGCTGTCACGTATATGTGTGAATTCCCTGAGAATACAAACCCTATCCCTACGTCAGAAGGATCAGGCGTATGGCCCGTTTGCGCATTGAAATGACTAACTAAAAAATATGCCCCACCCCACGTCCACGGAGTAGCCCAAGTGTTCAAAGTGTAGCCAGGCAACGCTCCTGTATCCCTACCAGCGTAGTTCCAATTCTGGCTTCCACCTAAATATCGAGCAATTTGACGATTGCTATCAAATACAACCCGTGACTCATTATCGAACACCTGCATTCCCCATCCAGAGGTTCTAGGCAAATACACGGCACAGGCTTTCCACTTACCGCCATACGCAACTCCAGTCATTGCCGAGAACACAAGTTGAGAGAACGTGAACCCGGTCCAGCTACCGGGAACTCCCACATGCTTAAAAAAAGATATTAGATGGGAACCGTTTGGCGAGAAGAATACAAACGGAGGAACTACGCTAGCTATAGGTGCGGGATACGTGACACTCCCTCCGCTGTATGTTCCTTCTGCAACGACATGCATGCATGGGTGATCTTGATCGATTATTACCTGACCGTAATCACCTACAAACTTCACACCGTAACTCATGAGAACATCACCGCATATAATGTATATATAGAGTTAGACGAACCATTTCGCATAAATGTTATAGTGGATCCAGATATTGTGTATGACGGTATATATGCATAGGGATTCCCCTCGACCGTTAAGAACAGCACTCCCCTTGATGAATCGAACCCCGGCACAGCAACCGACATACCTTGCGAAATACTTCCTATAACCAGTCGATACACCATGCGCATGGCGTACGAGGAACTATCGAACACAATGCTACCGCTAGCGTTGCGCTGCCGAATCCCGAAACTCATACATCCAGATTCCCAATCTGGACGCGTAGAACTAAGTTTCCGTCATACACTTTGATCGCCTCTGCCGTTTGCCGCATAAAACCTCCGCTAGTGGAACTGTTCATCGTCAAGCTCCCCGCTTTATCCAGCTTCCAGAGCGGCTCACCGTTGGCACCTAGGGCTGTCGACTGGATCACGTTGCCGATCTTCGCGTTGGTGATCGATCCGTCCTGGATCATCGCGTTGTTGATGAACATCTGTCCGCCGACGATCGAGACCGGCGCCACGGTCTGCCCGCTGGAACTGTTGAACCAGAGGAACCGATCAGCCTGAAACGCCATGGTCGTCACGCTCGTACCGCTGTCGAAGCCCAGTTGCCAGCCAGCGGCGTACTTCTGGCCATTGGCATGCGCCTGGAGCTTCACGCTGTAGAGCGCCTTGACGTTGCCATCCAGGGAGGCCACTGCCTGGGACGTCGTCTGGATTGCCGCACTGTTGCTACCCACCTCCGCTGACAGTTGGTCGATGCGCTGCGCAGTGGCTTGTCTGTCGCTAGCGGTCACCTGCTCAACGGTGGTAATGCGCCCTTCCGAAGCTGCCGTCCTGGCCTCCAACAGGCTGGTCCGCTTCGCTTGCGCTTCGTCCTCGTTTGCCCGCACGGTGACTTCGGTGGCGGCTCGAGCAATGGTGTCCCAGCCCTTCAGCGCATCGGCCTTCTCTCCGGTCGCCGGCTCCCGGCGGGCGACAGCCTGCAGAACATCCAGGCTCGAAGCCGCCGCTTCGACCTTACCGTCGAGCTCGGTGATATCCGCGGTGTTGGTGGCCACCTGCTGGGCCAAACCGTTGGCCGTCTCGATCGATTGTCCGATGTCGGCCCAGTAGGTCGCATTCGGCGGAGAGGCGTTGAGCGGCACCGCCTGCTTCGCTTGATACAGCCGGCTGCCAACACGCACGATATCGTTCTTCGCGTAGGTCTTCGTCGGGTCGTACAGCAGAATGTCGGCGAGGTCGCCGACCTGCTTCTGCAAGCCCCCGATATCCACCTGCATCCGCTCGATATCGGAGAAGAACTGCTGGCCCAGCGCCGACTCGACGTACTCCTGGGTGATCAACTGGTTGTATTCGCTGGCGTCGCTGGAGCTGGTGCCGGTGACCCAGTTCGACCAGGCGCCGACGTTGCCGCTACGGTCGATCAAGCGACCGCGGAACGCCAGCCGTTCGCCGGCCGGTATCGGCGATACCAGGTGGGTATTGCCTGGGTAGGCGAACAGGCCCAGCGCCCGTGCGGTCTCCTCGCTGCCGCCGGGCGTGGCGGACTGCTGGATCTCGGTGTAGGCGGTGTCCGCCGCGCCACTGGCCGGGAATCCCCACTCCAGGCCGATCTTCCACGGTCCGCTGGTGGTACGCAGGAACGCCAGCGCCGGCGGCGCGCCGGTCTTACCGGTGATGTTGGTCAACACCGAGTTCGCCGGGATCGACGACACGTTCATGGAGTTAACGGCGCGCACACGCGCAAGGTATTGGCCGGTGTATACCCCGCGGACCTCGACCATCAGTTCACCCGTACGCGGAACCTTGACCCACTCTCGAGAGCCCCAGCGCCACTCTACGTCGTACGCTACCGCGCCCGGTGCCGCGTCCCAGGCGATGGTCATGATCGTGACCGCCAGGCCTTGCTCGAACGCGATGTGCTGCGAGATCAATACGCGCGCAGGCGGATCTTGCACGCCGGATGGGAGGACGCTGATCGGTCGAGAGTCGATGATCGCCCCGTGATCAATCGCATCAAACTTGCCGGGCTCGTGCTGGATGACCTCAAGCTGAAATTGCTCCCAGCTTGGCCTGGTCACATTCTTGACATAGAACTGCATCAGGGCCAGGTCGTCGTAGTCGATCGCCCACCCGCTCTCAGGGGAAGGCTCTTCGCTGAAGTCGGCCACCACTGTTATGACGCGCCCATCCAGGCCTTGAATCGCTCTGGCTTCCGAGCGCCCGCTGGGCAAGTTGACCCGCAGTCGCGCGCCGAGCGGGATATCCACATCTCGATCAACGGTGATTGCTCGTCCAGACACCGCCGAGATCCTGCCGCCATTCGCACGACCGGCAAGCATGGGGTCTGCCAGAGCCACCACCTGCCCAGGGCGAGGGATGAATCCATCCAGGCCAACCTTCCAGACGGCACCACGAGTCTGCAATTGCTCAGTCATAAGCGCCCACTGCCCCGCCCGCTGAGCCTGGCCCTGACTGGTGCAGCCAAGAGCCCCGACCGATACCTCCCTGACGATCCCGCCAAGCTCGATAATCGCATCCTCGTCGAAGACCGCCTCCTTGTCTGTCTCGAACGCATTGGCCGGGTTGTCCCAAGAGACCATCGCCAGCGAATGGCGGTCTCGCGTCCGCGTCCCCGAATACGCAACCACACCATCGTTCAGAATCTGCGACGTGGTATAGGTGTAAACCGGGTCCTGAGGCATGTCGGCGTTGACAGTGATCTGGCTACCATCCCAGAACGCCAACCCATGAAAGATTGCAGCGAGATCCTGAAGAACGGCATACGCCTCCTCTTGCTTCTGAAGATAGAGGTTGCAAGTGAACCTAGGCTCTTGACCGCCCTTCCCATCCGGCACCAACTGGTCGCAATACTGCGCAATGCGATAGAGGGCCCAACGGTTGACCATGCTCTGGTCGATGCGCTCGCCCAGGCCGTAATAGGGGTTCAACACCAGGTCATAGAAGACCCAGGCCGGATTGTTGGAATAAGCCTCCTTGAAGGTGCCGTCCCAAACGCCATTCGTGGTACCGGGGCCGCCGGTAAAATAGGTCCGAGTCTCAGGGTCATAGTTCATCGGGACCCGCACGATTCGCCCGCGCATGAGCGCAGAGAACTTCGGAAAGTCACCCCCGAACTGCTGGGCGTCATATTCCACGCAGCCAAGGGCGGTGAGCGGAAACTCCTGGTTGCTGTCGACAACTTCAGCTATCGCAGTCAGCACCATGGTGTCCTGGACCAGAGAGCTGTTCGCCTCCGGCGTGATCCTCCGCACGCGTACCGCCCAGTGCCCTCCTGCCGGCAGGTTGATCCGGTGGGATCGGTAGTAGGTCGTAACGTTCTTCCGGTCGACAAACGTGCTGAGTACAGTCTGGTAAGGAGCACCATCCGTGGCGACATCGATCGCGTACTCAATGCGCACCCCATTGATGTTCCCGGACGAGTCCTGCGCCTGCAGGTTGGGCCAGGACAGGCGCACGCGTACCGCATCCGCCGTAGCGTTCGTGACGGTGTAGATGTAGGGCTGCGTGCTGAGCAAGGTCTGACCCACCGCAATCTCATTGCTGGATTCCGCTACGCCCTCTAGTCGCTCCTGATTTAACTCACCTGGACGAAACTGCCACTTCACGTCGGGGTAGTTCAGCGTGCCGTCTTCTGCCTGGATCGGAGTACCGTCAAGCTTGATCGACTTGAGTCCATTGACTGGGCCAACAATCGGTCCCCAGCTCAGGAGATACAGGATCCGAGCAGTGGACAGCGATGCGACGCCGTTCTGGGCGATGTGCGGCTGCTTCGGCTTGGAACTGCCCCCCTTGCTTCCACGCAAAGGCTGATGGCGCTTTTTGGTCACAACAGACATTTTCGATCTCCAGAAACAAGAAACCCCGCCGAAGCGGGGTCTGGCAGCGGTCGTGCTAGAGCTGGTCTTCCGTGTAAACCCCGCCCGACTCGACGGCGCCGCCGATCTCTCGCTCGCCGTAAAGCACTGGGTATGGGTTTCCCTGAGCAATAGTGGTCATGGCGCCACCGAATCCATAGCTCGGGTTATTCCCATCCTCGTTCTTCGCGGCGGAAGCCTGAGTTGACGGGGCCAGCATCTGGGCAACGCCACCAAGCGCCAGGCCAGCGCCGCCAGCCATCATTGCAACGCCTATTGCCGAGGTGGTACCGAACGTGAAATAGCCCGCAACAACCAACGCCGCCCCCAGGACCGTCTGAAAAATCCCGGAACTCTTGCTGCCTTGGATGACTGGCACGATGCGGATGACCGACTCGCCGGCTCCGGCCAGGTCAAGCTCCTCTTCGCGAAGATTTCGCCGCCCTACGAAAACCGCGAACCGCATCCCGCGCTCTTCTGCGGTTCGCATGAATTTCTCGAAACCATCTACCATGCTGGCCAGGGCAATGGTGGCCTCTCGCGGCCCTGATACATCGAGCACATACTCACGGCCAAATTCACGGCGCAACGCGCCATACAGTCGCACGGTCTTCATTGGGGGAAGTCCTTGTGGCGAAGGATCAGCCGGACCCTGTTGGCCATGGACCAGCCGTAGATTTCACGTGTGGCCGCGCGACCCGCCATGTGGTGATAGATGAACGGACCCGAGCCGCCCAGTGCTGGAGCCTCTTCACTTCGTAAACAAGGATCGGCACCGAGATAGATCGCGGCATGGTTCGGGTGATAACAAGGCCTCCCTGGAGTGGGCACCTGAAACACCAGCATGTCGCCACGGCGCAGGTCGTCAACGCGATAGAAACCGGCACTCTCGTAATTGTCCTCGTACAGGCTCGATCCGTCCTTGACCTCCCACCAAAGGTCCTTGCGCTCGAAGTTCGGCAGCGTCAACCCAGCTTCTCGCTCGTACCAATCCCGGCAGGCGCCCCAACAGTCGAGCAAGCCGTGGGAAAACTCTCGGCCAAGCAACGGGGCACGATAACCTGATGGTTTGAACCAGGTCATTTCCCCACCCGGCAGCCCGATGATTCCCCACGGCAATCCGTGAAGCTCACAACTGACCCGGTCGGCCATGCTCGGGATCGGAGCCTTGTCAGGATGGCTATGGATGACGGCAATTACTTCGCCGCGGTCCTCTGCTGCTGCGTAGTCCCGGTGATCCATGACGAAGTTTTCGCGATCACTGACCGCCAGGTTGCCACAAGGAGCGTATTCTCGGCCGCTATCGGTCTTGAGCAATACGCCACACGCCTCGCTCGGGTAGACGCTTTCGGCGTGCGCCAGGATCTGACACTGGAGCTTTTGACTGATGCGCATGCTTACCTCGACGAAACGATCAAACTTGCCCCCAAAGAACCGCCGAAGCGGTTGGTGTTGCCGCGCAGCTTGCAACTGCTCCAGCGGCCGCCGCACCGATCGAGAGCCGGGTTATCGGTAGGCTCATCCTTCTTCGTGAAGAGGGCGGCGCCGGTATAGGCGCAGGCCTCTCCTCGGTACTGACCTCGGCACGCCCACCGGCAAAGCTTAGTGATCTGCTGGGCGGGTAGCATCTGCCCCTCCATGTCGATAGGGCTGCTGAGCGCGAATGTGACCTGCTCACGGGTTTCCTCGGTCTTCTGCTCGATGAACCAGATTCCCACCCGAGACTCGTCGGCTGCGTCGGGGTTGCCATCAGGGAAGTTCGCGGCATCCAGATAGTGCCTCCACGTCTCGATCACCCGAACCCTGGCGCCACAGAGGTCTCGCAACTGAAGGCAGATGGCCGATATCGCTCCTCGAATGCCGGCGAGCTCGTTTGCCAGTTGGAGGGTCGGCGACGCGGGTCGACCATCGCCACGAATATCAAAGCCTTTTGCGGTGATTTGGATCGGCTCGTACACATTGCCCTGCCAGATGATCTCCCCTTCCTGGGCGTGGCCATGGAATCGCCAGAGATTTCCGCCAAGGCGCGTCGCATCCACCTCAAACAGCCGGATCAGGTTCCCCGGCTCAAGCTTCTGCACATCAGCATTGAAGGCCATGCGTTCTCCAGATATGAAAAAGCCCGCGCGAGGCGGGCTGGAAGGTTGTACAGCGTGGATGAAATGCCAGTGGCAACCGCCCTACCGGGGTAGTAGCGTCGTGCCTTCATGCAAGGGTTTCCCGACCCTGAGCATGCCGGCCCAGGGATCGGGAGGCGCCAATGTCGGCGCGGTTAAAGACCTAGGAGGTCAAGATGAGCGAAAAGCCCGTTGTGTCACCCTTCCAACTGAGCGTTATGGCCGCACTATCGGTGGTTGGCTCAATTCTTGGGTCAACGAACAAAGGGGCCATCGACAAGGTGGTTGAGCATATCGAGACCATCAAATCCAAAATGCCAGCAGATGCTTCCCTCCGCGACGGATCTTCTGAGCACCACCTGGCTCTTGATGCCTTGATTTCAGGGCTGAGGGCTGCCAGCAAGATGGATCAGATCTAAAGGATCGGCTCAAGCCCAAGAGCCGCCTCCATCCTCGAAAGCCGACGCTCGAGCAGGTCGGCTTTTCTTTCCAACTCGTCTGTAAGCTCTTTCGGCAGACACAGGCCAGTGACATCAACCGGCGAGATCGTTGCCTCCGAGACAAGCCTTTCGAACTCTGCACTACCAGGCTGCGGAAGCTCTACGACCACATCCAGCTTATCGAGTTTCATCACACTCTCCCGCGGCATAGCCGCTCATGGTTGGTTGTTACGGGTAGAAGACCTGAACGAACGTGAAGCTCAGTTCGTACAGACCTCCCCCCAACGGCCTCAGTTTGTATCCATTGCACCGGTATCGACCCTGTACGCCGCCAGGGGGCGTCCATAGGAACGACCTATACCCCTCGTGCCGGTCCAGGAAGGCGCGGGCGCCCAGGAGATCATCACCAGCCTCCAGGCGCCCGATGATCGTCATTCCATCCCAGGTCTCGGATCTGGTGTTGATCCCCGTTCCGCCGGACTGAACGTATCCATCCCCGAAGTCGTTCTGCCAGGTGAGTTGAGCAATCTCGCCGGTAGCTCCAAGGCGGGTGCAGTAAGAAAAGGTCTCAGCCACTTATCGCCTCCAAAGCAGACCGTTCTGCCCCAACTCTTCCCGAATGACGCTCCGGACCTCCTCCCGCAAGGCCAGCCCGGCAGCCTCTCCCTGCATTCGAGCTTCCTCTTGGCTCATGCCGGGCTGGGCATTAACCGTGACCGGAGCGTTGATAGTGATCGACGGTGCCTGTCCAGCCCCAGCACTCGCGCCGCCTTCCCTGCTGAGGAAGGCAGTCAGGTCCCTGTTTTGATTCGGACTGAGCACCCGCTCACCAGCATCAAGCAGCCAGGTACTCTCCTTCGGGATGTTGTCGATGCCGCCGTGCGCGATGCCCGCGAAGGCCGCCGAAGAAACTCCAGCAACCATTGGCGCGGTAGCTGCGGCGGCAGCCGCAGCAGCACCGGCAGCCAGGCCAGGGCCAACAATCGGGATGGCAGCCGTCGAGGCAAACGCTGCTAGCTGTGCCTGGAACGCCGTTGCCTGAGCATTGGCGACCAGCCCGATTGCCGCAGTCGATTGAGCCGTCTTCCCTACGACCAACTGCACCGCCTGGTAAACAAGCCACTGGGCGGCCATGTCAGCCAGGGCCTTGATGACCGACTTAGCCAGGTCCGCAGCCATGTCACCGAACGCATCTCCGAGACTCTTGGTCCGCGTGACGATATCGGTGATTGCATCGCCCAAGCCGTTGGTAGCATCGCCAAGTGCACCAGATACGAAGTCAGAGGCCTGCTTCGAGTAATTCTGCGCATCCTCCACGTAGGTTTCCCATGCGGAGCGGGCTCCGGACACCCAGTCCCCCTGGGCCTCAAGTCGAGCATCGTAGTTTGCCTGCAACTGCTCCAGCATTTGCTCATGGTGCTTCTGTTGAGCCTGGAGCTCTTGCTGGTACTCGTCGTCGCTCATCCCGACCGATCTGTCTGCATAGCGGTCGGCAAGATCCCTGCGGGCCTTGGCGTAACGGTCATTCTCCTCGTTCAGCTTGTCGAACAGCCCCCTCTGGCTATCGCTCATCCCCATCCCGAGGATTTCGCGTTGCCCTTCGAGCTTGAGATTGCCCAAGCTCTCGTCCATCGCGGACTTGATCTCTCTGAGCCGCTTCACGAACGGATTAGCCGCGTCCACTGCGGAGTTGAACGACTTGGCCGCCCACTCGATTCCCTTCGCATACTCCTGGCTCGTGATCTTTCCCCTGTCCTTCAGGGTGTTGAGGGCCTCGATGTTCTTCCTGTACTCGTCCGTCGCAGTCGCGGTAGGGTCGATCTCCTTCTTGAGGTCCCGATACCGCTCCTCAGCCTGCTTCAGCCCCTTCGTAGAGTCCTTCAACAGGTCCTTCTGGGACTTGGTCGAGGCATTCGCCTTGTCCACGGCTGCGGCATAGGCCAGGGCGCGCTTTTCATCGTCAGGACTTAGCTTCAGGATTCCAGCGTTGATCTGGGCGCGGAGCTTCTCTACCTCGGTCAGCTTGCCGGCGACAACGCTCTGTTTCTGCAAATTATCCAGATAGCTCGCGCCAGCCTTATCCGAAGCGAACCTTGCACCGTCCAGTTCTCGCTGTGTCTTCTGGATGGCAAGGCGCAAGGACTCTGCTTTCTCCTTTGCCTCGTCCAGCGAAGGACCAAACGGAATGTCGGTATTGTCGTCAACGCCCTTCTGGAACCGCTCCTGAAGCGCCTCGGCATCCTTCAATTGATCCTGAAGGCCCGCCAACTGCTGCTTCAACTGGTCATAGCTGAGCCCGGAAAGATCCTCCGGAATCATCGTCCGAGCGGCCTGGCGGATGCGGGTGGAGGCGTCTTCGAAAGCATTGGCCGCACGACCAGCATTGCTCTCGGCCTTGTCCCCGAAGTCGACGAAGGACAAGGCTACCATCCCCAGAGAGATGATCAGCCCCGGCCATCCAGCAGCAATCCTGAGAATCCCCGCGCCTGCTGTTCTCAGGGCATTTAACCCTGCCCCCAAAGCTGTGCTGGCCGCGAACCATCGGCCCATTGCGGCCGTCGAGGCAGTTTGAGCTGCGGTAAGTTGCAAGTTCGCCGCAGAAAGCGCTTCGGTTGCAGACACTCGCTGAGCAAGGGCTGCAGTAACCGCCTGCGAGCCCGCCACGGTGGTGGCCGTCAATTGCGCCTCCGCAGCCTGAAGCTGCTTGATGATGGCCGTTTCGGCTAGCCGTAACTCGGCCATTCGAGCGACAGACTGCTGTCGGCCAATCTCTGTGATTTGGGCCTTCAGCCGCTGGCCTTCGAGTTCGCGCTCAGCCACAAGCGATGCCTGCACCGCCCGCAAACGAGAGATTTCGGAGGCTTGTCGCTCCCGGTCAGCAGCCACCTGCGCACGAGCAGAAGCCACGGCCTGGCGTGCTCTGTCTAACTCGGCAACGGCCTCAGCCTTCACCGCCTGGGCGCGTCGCACCTCTCCAGCCGCAGCAACCGACGCGGCATAGGTCTGCTCCTGGGTCACCTTGACGTCTGCGATCTTGGCAGCCGTCGCACCTACCAGAGCGCCAGCAGTACGTCCGATCGCCAGGTACAGCCCAGTATTCAGGACCTGGACGAAGGACTGCACGTTCGTAGAGTCAAGCGACTTCGACAGGGAAACCATGGCTTCCGTAAAAGCCTTGGACACCCCGAGAGTGCTATCCAGGCTGCCGATCGCCCTGGTCGCGCTGTTCTCCAGAACTTGAAACGCACCAGCTATGGTGGTCTGGGCGCGCGCAAATTGGTCATCAATCGCGCGGGTTTGAGACAGAATCGCCTCGAAGACTTGCTTGGAAGTCAGTTTGCCCTGTTCGCCAAGCTTCCGGAGGTCTCCAACCGCAACCCCGAGACCGTTTGCGACGGCCTGGGCCAAGCCCGGAGCCTGCTCGAGTACCGAGTTCAGCTCCTGACCTCGGAGCACTCCCGAGGCGAAGGCCTGGCCGAGTTGCACCAGCGCACCTTCCGCGGCGGCAGCGGAAACACCACTGGCCGACATAGCCTTGCTGATGTTCTGGGTAACCTGGACAACTTGCTGTTGATTTACGCCGAGCTCACCAGTCGAAGCAGCAATACTCTGGTACAGTTCCGCAGTACCCTCCAAGGACGACTTCGCGTTCTGAGCGACGGAATACACTGCCTCCATCGATTGACTGAACTGAGCCTGACTTTCGCTGACCTGCTTGATGCGGTTCTCAATAGAGACCCAGGCTTGCGAATACCCAACAAGTTCTCGGGCGCTCAGATAAGCAGTTGCCGCAACGCCAATAGACTTGATTGCGCTAACTGCTGTAGAGCTCGCCCGCTGCGTGCTTTGCTCGATCCGCCCCATACTGCGCGCAGTGTCTTGGGCGGCTCGACTCATGTTCTGCTGGAATCCCCCAATGCGCGCAATGAGGTCGAGCGTCAGCACACCAAGGGAGCGAGAGGCCATTTAGCTTTTCTCCGGACAATAAAAAACCGCCCGAAGGCGGCTTGCATAGGGATTTTCTACTTCTTCAGATAATCATCCCCATTGAATATGATTTTCGGCCAATTTTAGTTTGGCCGATGCCAGTACAGACATGCCCATATCTCATATCTCAGACCGACAATGTCGGCATAGCTTAGCCTCCTCTCTGACGGCTTCCGCGCAATATGGGCATTTCTTAAAACCATTCGATATACCGACATCCACTGCAGCCTGACGAGACGAGCGTTCAGATGCTTGCTTATATTCCCCTAGAATAAATATAAGAGGTATGGCGATTATCGGAGCGAAGAAACCAAAGACAAACCATAGGGCTATACTTCTTCTGCGAGATGCTGCCAGATACGCAGAGATTGACGCCAACCAAACCCCGAAAAACAAAATATAAACCCAATTATTATAAACTTCCTCAAACATATCTTACCTGCCGATTAAATCAGAAACTAAAACAGCTTACCGACCAAATCTTGCAGGGGATGGAGAGGAACCTGCCATGCTATACCCTGTAACCTTTCCATCTGGACCAAGAATTACCGAAAGCCCCTGGGTTTCGGTGCCAGCCCCCATAAACCCAACATAGGCATACCCCCAGGTAAGTACACGGCTCCCATCTGAATTGTATTGTTCCGCCATGGGCTTGCCAAAAATCGAAATCAACTGATCCTGAGTTGTTTGTCCCTGCACAATTCTATCCACCTGCTCCTGCGTAATCTCTTTTCCACTAGAGGCGCATCCACTTAAAACAGCAGTTAGAACTATTGAAGCAACCAATATCTTACGCATTAACAACCCTCCCGGTGGTGATCGCTCGGAATCTAGCACGGAGCCAGCATCCTGGCCAACCGGAGCGCCAGCACAGGAACCCAGCATCCTTGCCAGGTCAAACCCATGCGGCCATGGCTTGCTCGAGCGAGATACCCACCGGCTCTACCGGCCCCCGAACATGGGGACGGAAGTCGTCGGGTTCGCACTTCACACCCCCTACCTTGGCCTGAATCGCGGCTAACTGAGCCAGCACCCACTCCAGGCGATAGCTCCCGTTGAGGGAGCCACGCTTTTTCAGGTAGGCAACCCACGCCCTGTACTCATCGTAGTCGATGCGCTCCTTCGCCTCGCGAATGGTGCAACCGCCGATGCCGTTCAGCACGAGTTCATGCCAAACCTCATCGGCGGGCGTCAGTTTTTTTCGTCACCCGGCGCAGTGCCATTGACCTCCGCGACAGCCTGCAAGAGCAGGAAGCCCAACGCAGGGTCGAGGTTGAACGCAGTTTCGTAGGGAATCTCCTCTTCACCACCCTCACCCAGTCTTACGCTCTCGGCCAGGTAGCGCGCATTCTGGCTCTTCTTGTCGTCGTCTTGGGCGAACAGGCGTTCCATGGCGCCGAAACTGCTGCGCTTGATGAATACATCGAAGGTGTCCGTGACCGCCTTTTTCTTACCCGGCGGAGTGTGCGTCCAGGTGATGCTTTTCTTCACCAGTCCATCGCCCAGGACCGCGCCAGCGGCCACCAGATCGGCTAGTTTCATGTCTGCTCCTTACGCGGTTTTCGGAATCCACTGCCCTGCGCCAGAGCGCTGGATCGTGGCCTGGGTGGCGACCAGGGTGTTGGCTGCAAAATCGAACGGGAAGTCGCTGACGTAACCACGGAAAACGAACCATGTACGCGTCGGCGGAAGATCAAAGTCCCAGTCTCCATTGCTGTCTTGGTCTGCGGACGGGCTTACACCGACACCATCTGACCAGCCGACAGCAAAGACAATATCCTGGTCACTGTCATCCTCTGAGAGCTGAAAGAGCCGAACATGGCTCGCATTCCGCGGATCTGCATTCAGTCCGAGAGTGGCTTGACCAGGGGTACGCATGCCCTTCTTGTATTTGCGCGAGGTCTCGCTCAAGCACGGGTCCTCGATCTGATCCGCCGGGTTTCCTCCGGGGTTGAAGGAGGTTGCGCACTCGATCTCCATCACCGTAAAAGGACCAGATCCAGAGCGGGGCGGAACAAGGGCATAGACCTGAGTTCCTTGGGTAAGCATCGACATAACGTCTTCTCCTGTAGCAGGCAATAAAAACCCGCGCGGTGGCGGGCTGATTGGTTTAGGTGTCTATCGCTGGACTATCCAGTCGATGTCAAAGCTGACTCGGTAGGTCTTGGTATCAGGATCAACAGATTCCCCTCCCCAGCGGACTACATAGGCTGAAAGCTCAATTGCATCCCTGATGGCCTTTGCTGCATCTCTGGCTTCCGCAGCGGTGGCTGAGAAAATGTCCACCTGGAGGGTGAACCCATCGGCGTCAGGGCGCCCCCATAGGTAGTTCTCCGGCGATCCAGATATGGTCTGCCATGTTGCGTACGGCTTGACGACGAGCTGGGGGGACAGGCCAAACTGATACATCCTCAGCGGGGACGCACCGAGAATCGCGGTAACAGCGGGACTACTTGAGCAGACCTTAAAGATTGGCGGATGCATCACCTCCCCCTTAGAGCCTTGTCTATTTCGCCATCAAGCTCGGATATGAATTTTTCAGTAACGGGCTCAATGTTTTGAGACAGAGCAGGCCGCATGAATGGCTTCGCCGGCGAGTACTTGGTGCCGAACTCCAGATAGCGCCAGTGCCTGGTGTCGCCACCAGGATTTCCGCTTGCATCCTTGCTGTACTGGTTTCGACCAGCGCCGCCGCGCACTCCAACCTTCATCACCACCCCCCCTTCACGCCGCCCCTGCTTGGCGGACTCTTGAGTGATGATGTTCTTCCAGATTTTCTCTGGTGTTTCGGGATCATCGACAAGTCGCGCCTTTTCTCGTGCGGCATCCCTGACAATGTTCATCGCCCTGCGGGCTGCTTTTCTCAGGCCGTTCTTTTGGAGGCGCGGGCCAAGAGTTCTGAGTTTCTCGAGCACGCCTTCAAGCCCGGTGATGCTGAACTCAACGCCGTCAGCCATGGACTCTCCGGAACGCAAAGCTGGTGATGCCTTCTCGGCCAAGTTTCGACTCCTGGTCGTTTAGCTCGACACATTCGAAACCTTGACGCTCGCACCATCCGATCAAACCGTGCATCGTGTGGTACCAGATATGCTCACCCGGCTTGTAGTGCTTGGAGGACAGGCAGTCAGCCTGATCCTTATAAATCGGCATCGACACGAACAGCCACTCGCCAACATGGTCGAGCAGCTTCTCCGGCTCGGGAATGTGCTCCAGGCTGTCCCAGCAGGTCACAGCTTCTGCATGATGCTGGTATGGGTCGTAGTAGCGCTCCTGCACCCTCAGCCAGTCCACCGCCTCCGGGTTCACGTCGAAACCCATGGCGCCGGACTCTGTGACGAAACGGCCTCCGCCGATACCGATATCTACCACCTGGCCGGCAAAGTGACGGCGCACCAGATCAATACGAGCCTGGGTCAGCGCAGCGCCCATCGGGGTAGCGTCAAGCAGCTGGTACTTCTCGAAATACGGTCCCGTGTAGTCCATCGGAGGGCGCGGGTGGAAGCCCATGCCAAGCTCTTCAGACCAGAGCAGGCAGTCGGCCAGCCCAGGCGGCAAAGCGTGCGTCATGATCGGCGATCCTTTTGTCACAAGTGTGCTGTTTCAGGGTGCAGCGGCAGAACCTGTCGGGGACCGCGAAGGTGATGCGGGAAAGGTCCATACATTTGTCAGTGATGTGTTCTGGCGAGTTGTATCCGCCCTGACCGCCGCAGATGATCCAGGCCGGCACCTTGGCGGCGATGCTGGCCGGAACGATCCAGCCGATGCCGCCAATCACGGCATCTGCGTGCTGGAGCAGCGCCAGCAGTTGTTCAACCGGCAGTTCGCCCTTGTGGAACTGGATGTCAGCCGGCGGAAGTGGATCGAGCGCCCACTCCTTTCCCGGCTCCAGGTCCGCCACGGAAACCACTTTCCAGCCCCTGCGGCGCATCTCTTCGGCAGCGCTGGCGATGTACTCAGGCAGTGGGTTGCGCGTATCTGCACGCCACTCAGCGCGAACCGTGGCTGGCCGAACCAGCACATAGCGGCCATTGACCGGCGACGGGCCGAAGTCAGGCAAATCGAACGCACCGGGCTCGCACCGGAAAGCTTGTCGCAAGCCCTGGATGATCGGCATCTGGCCGTATGCGATTCGTAATTGTCCGCCACCGAAAGGCTTGTGCCACTGCGCCGGGCGCTGGACGTTCTTTGCTTGCGTGCGAAGTTGGGTGTATGGACGCACGCATTTCACATCGATGTCTGAATAGAGTTGCGGCCATGGCGTTTCGAGATAGGCGCCCTGGTGCTTCTTCACGAACGCGCGCGCGTAGATATTGTCACCAAGGCCAAGCATTCCGCGGATGAACAAGATTTCTCTACTCCAGAAACGACGAAGCCCGCGCAGGGCGGGCTTTCCGTTGGGTGGCGTGGGTTAGGTTGCCTGGTGGCAGAGATTTCTTGCGATCTCGTTCAGCATACCGGGCGGAGCGTTCTTGATTATCTCCTCAAGCTCGTTGGCCCTTTCATGTAGCCCGCTGCGTCTCGCTCTGTCTACTGCCAGATGGATGAGGGCCGCATACATATTGCTGGATCTGGCCATCTCGTCGAAGCTTTCGTCGCTCGACTCGACTGGAGCGCGAGCGGCCTTCGCCTCACTTGCCGCACATGCTAGGACTTTTCTTACCACACACGCCGTCAGGCACGAAAACACCTCTGGCCCATGCTGCTCAGTCATCGCAGAGAACGAATTTATGGCCAGCCGTTCGGCATCAGCGGCACAGTTTTCAACAGGCTGAACAATCAACTCCTCAATCAGAGGTGTAACCACACCGTGAGCAGTCAAAGCATTCAGCCTTGATCTCATGTTCTTGGTTCGCCCAACCTTCATTAGCCCGTGAGAAAACCTGACGCAGTACAGAACTGACTGCTTGGAGAATTCACGGGCAACCTTCTGGGCCTCTTGCCATTTGGTCATGCTCATGTTGTTACCTCGCTCATCAGACGAATAGAAACGCAGCGGGGCGGACGGATGAGCGACATCCGCCGTTCGGCTGTACGGGCCTAGCTGCGTGTTGAGCGCCCTTGCGGGCCAAATAGTTACCGACCGTCCGTCAATCCATCAGAACAGCGCAGACGCCACTCACGGCGAGCGGTGACATCGGTCTCTGCGCTGGTGATGTTGTAGACTCGGCCATCCCAGATGACCCGCCAGGTGTAGAGTTCCAGGCGGTCAACCGGGAACCATCGGCAATTGATGCGAGCGGTGGTCTCCGCCTGCGTGGCATCGGCAGCGATCAACTCGCGACCTGAGCCAGTCAGAACCTCGGCGGGAAGGTCGGCGCGACCAGAGAACAGAACGGCCTCCCAGGTCGTTATCACCTCGCCGGTCACCGGATCTTGGGTATGCACCTGACGCTGGAACTCGATGCGGTGGCGCATGCGGTAGGCGAGCATGTCAGTCTCCGTAGAAATGATCTTTCACGGATTCGGGATGCCAAGCCCTGGCCGCATTGCCGGAGTAGGTTTTCGGGCACGCCTTGATGTCGTGATCCTTCGCGCCGCAATAGGTGCAGCGGAGATTTGCGCGCCGGGCACTGCCGGAATAGGTGCTTGGGCAGAGCGCTTTCGTGTGCGCATTGCTTCCGCAATAGGAGCAATACATTCAAACCCCCAGGCCGCATCGATACGGCATCAGCTTCACCTCGGCCGCCTTGCGCAGCGTTGCGATTTCATCGGGAGCAGCCTGATAGCTGGCCTGAAGCAAAAGAAGCACTCCGATGACCACGCTAGGCGGAATGCCTGGCTCGCTGCTGACTACCTCACTGCTCTCTTCGCAATTGCAAAGGCCATCAAGAGACTGGCGCCACATGAATTGGCAGGCCTCGTCCTCGGCCCCGTCCAGCAGCAATTGGAGCTTCGCGTCATCCCAGTCATGGATCACATCAAGGAAGGACTTTGCTGTATCAAGCGGGATCAGGCTCATTCAGCACTTCCTCCAGCGGGCGTCGAGCGAAGCAGGTCAGCGCTGTTTCGCGAGTACAATTTATGATTTCGATTGTCGGGTTGTAGCGCTTCAGGCGCTCGAACTCGGACGGCCACTCCGCGATCTTGCCGGCGCTCCCAAGCCCCTTCGGGTGGTCGCCGTGCCAGTGCGATTGACCATTGGTTTTCTGCATGTCATAGCCCAGCAGGATGATGCGTTTAGCACCCCTGGCGATGGCCAAGGAAACTGCGCCGCCACCTGAGTTCCTGTAGTGCTCTATGCGCGCCGTCTTGATTCCGAAGGGGTTGGCGCTGAGTGTCAGAAGCTCGCCACAGAAGTTTGCTTTAGCCTCGGCGGCGTATTTTTCCCACCAGGCCTTATCCATTGCCCACAGTGCATCAGCCCAGGGGGTCAGTCGGAACGTTGTGTTCGTGCAGATGGCCGCCCTCTGCGGCGCGGCTGCTCGCCATCGCCTGACTCGTTCGCAGTCTTCTGCTGTGAGGCTGGGGCCACTTGCGAGGCAGACAGCGACTCGCCAGCCACAGGCTTTGGGATCTCTGATTCCACAATCTGGCAAAGACCGCGCGCCACCAACTGGCGAGCCAGATGCTCGGATGCAAGGTATGCATCACCACCAGCCTTTCTCACGCGACCGCCGTCCAGGTATGAGCGAATTGGCTTGATCATTACGTCAGGCATAGTCACCTCAAAGAAAGAGGGGCCGGTCTCCCGGCCCCTTCCAATCAGCTGGCGGTCAGCGAACCAGTCACGAAAGCCTCGGGGCGATAGACCGCGAAGGCCAGCCGCTCCTCGGCGCGGATGGTGACCATGTTGTTCTCGAAGTCCTTGTCGTTCTCGGTGGAAACCAGAACCTCGATGTCCATGCGGTCGAAGATCTGGGCACCGAGAGAGAACGCACCGGTCAGGAACTCGTCCTGAGTGATGGCCTGGGTTTCCACCACAGGCAGACGCCAGAGGGTCGGAGTGGTGCCGTTCTGCGGGCTGCCGATGATGTAGCGGTTCTCGGCGTCCTTGGTCAGCTCGATCAGCGCCCAGTCGATGGGGTTGAGCACGATACCGCTGGCCGGGAACTCGGCCAGTTGCGCCTGAAGGATCGCCAGGCGGATGCGGTCGATTCGCTGCTCGGCGGTTACCACTACGCCACTCGGCGGCGCGTAGGCCTGTGCCTGCGGAATGATGCCGTGCAGATTGGCGCCGGTCCCGTTCCCGTAGAGCAGTTGACCTTCTTCGACCAGCATCAGGCCGTAACGAGCGCGCCCATCGATGTAGCTCTGCAAGGCCGAAGCGTCGTCCAGGATCTGGCGACTTGCCTTGAACAGGTGTGCGATGGTGCGAACCGGCGCGTTTTCCAGTTCGAAGTTGAGGTCGGAGTACGGCTTCTGGGTGCTTTCCGAAACAGGAGCGGCATTGTTGACGAAACCGGTCTCGCGAACGTACTCGACGGAGTTCGACTCAGTGGTGCCAGGCGCAACCAGGTCTCGGATGGTCAGTCGACGCTGCGGCGCGGCAACGACACCGGGGCGACGATCAGGAGCAACCAGGGCGCCGCCAGAGCTGTCGATGGAGGTGATGGCCGAGCGCGGCATGGATACGCGATGCGAACCGCGCAGGGAGCTGGTTACACCCTGCTCTTTCAGGCTCTCTGCGACCATTTGGCCGACGGTCTTCGGTGCTTCTTCGCCGCCGTCACGCTTCTCGTTGGCCAGCATGGCTTGTTCCGCGGCGCTCAGTCGTGCTTGCAGTTCGCCCTGAGCAGTCAGCAGTTCGTCGACCTTGGCGCGGGTTTCCTTGTTCATCTCGCCGAAGTTGGCGATCTGGGTGTTGACCTGTTCGGCCTGGGCCTTGATCTGGTCACCGACCTGCTTGAGGCTGGCGTTCAGTTCGCCGATTTGTTTTTCGAAGTCGCTCATTGCGATTCTCCTTGGAGGAATTTGGTGATGTCTTGTGCTGCCCGTAGTGCAGCGGAGAGGTCAGGAGCGACAGCGCCAGGCATATCGGTCGGGGTGTCACCACCCCCGCCAGCAGCGCCAAGCATGCTGGTCTTGAAGTCGTTGATGAGTTCATTGCGCTGGCTTCGCGGCATGCCGCTGCGAGCCAGGGCGGCATCCATTCGGCGCTTGGCCAGGATGGCTTCGCTGCGGTTGCTGGGAGCGCTGGAGATCTCGTCGGACTCCAGGAAGGCATCTGCCCACCCTTTGTCGACGGCTTCTCGCCCGCCGATCCAGGTCTCGGCGTCCATCTGCTTCACGATGTCGTCGATGTCGATTCCCGTGCGCTGTGCGTAAATGTCAGCCAGCGTCATGTCGAATGGCTCCAGCCAATCGGCGATCTCGCGGAGATCATTCCGATTGCCCATGGCGATCAGCCAGGCGTTGTGGATCATCAGGAAGGCGGCGCGGCCGATGCGGATTTCATCCCCCGCCATGGCGATGAAAGAGGCGGCAGAGGCAGCCAGGCCGATGATGTTCACCGTGACCTTGCCCTTGTGCTCGCGCAGCAGGTTGTAAATGGCCAGGCCTTCGAATACATCGCCGCCAGGGCTGTTGATATTCACGGTCACATCGATATCGCTGCCGATGGAGCGCAGAGCGCCAGCAATGCGTTTTGCCGTGACACCTTCACCGGTCCACCAGTCGTAGCCAATCGGCTCGTAGATGGTGATCGTGGAGTCCGGGTTATCGCCAGAAGCTGCTCGAAGCTCAGGACGCCATGCATCTAGCGCTTTGGGCGCCAGGTCGCACTGGACGCCCGAGCGCGGGCGAGCCTCCGGCGCTGCCGGAAGATTTCGCAGAGTCATGGGTTACTCCTGTGGTTCTGGCTGGCTGAGCCAGTTCATGAGCGCGGCGCGGACGGCCTGGCTCTCGTTAGATTGACCGAGTTGGTCGATTGGAACTAGGTTGGATTGGACGGTGAGAATGTCTCCGCCGGGGAGTTCTGGCAGGTTCTCTTTCCGCCGACCTTCGTTGCGGGTCATGAAACCGTTTTGCGCCATGGTGCTGTACCAGGCAGCGCGACCAGCGCTATCAGCCTTCAGGAACCCCTCAAGGGAGAACTCGGCGTAATAGCGAATCCGCTCGGGCGCAGTTAGCAGCCGCTTATTGACGCACTGCTGAATCTGATTCGTGATCGAGCTGATCGAGAATGTCAGGAACGCGAGCATCTGCTGTTCAAGCCCTGTCCCCCAGTTGCTCCCCTTGTCGGTCTGGCCAATCATCCAGGGCGGAACCCCGAACCATCTGCAAATCTCGATCACGCCATGCTCTCGCGTCTCCAGCAACTGAGCATCGACCGGATTGATGCCGATGGTTTCAGGGGTAATCCCCTGCTCCAGAACCGGGGATCTTCCGGAGTTCATCGCGCCCGATACGGACTTCACATACTCCCTGAACTCCTCCCGCTGCGCAGGCTGGAGAATGCGATCAACCTTGAAGGCGACCGTGGGTAGAAGTCCGTTCTTGAATGTGCCGTTGGCTGCGTCCTCCGCCGACATGACCGAGCCGAAGACATCAACTCCGTACCTGATTGCAGAGAGACCAATTCGACCATCCAGCGTGAACGCCGGGATGTGCAGCATGTTGGTACGCTCGATCTCTCTACGAGCACCCTTCTTTGGCGTATAGAAGTACTTCAGGCGACCGTTGTCATCACACTCCAGGTCGATCCTCGATGGAAGCAGGAAGTCCAACGCAGCCGGTCTGCCCGCAGCACGGCGAATCTCCGCGTATGCGTTCCCCCAAAGCAGCATCGATGCGACCATGGCCTGCCAGAACTGGAAGGCCGTCATGTCGTCATTGGGGCTGTTGTGAACAACATCGTAGAGCGGGAACGACCGAGCATCGACTCTGCTTCCGTCCGCTTTCCGCTCGTACACTCCAAGCGGAAGACCGGCGACAGAAGTAGAGATCAAGCGAACACAAGCCCATACCGCAGACAACTTCATTGCCTTGTCGACAGTGACTTTTTTCCCGCTAGACGACTCTCGCCCCAGAAACTGCGACCAGAACGCGCCATCTGTCAGGCGGATGGTCTTATCCCCCCAACCGAACAACGAGGACCTTGGAGCAGACGTAGCACTGCTCAGGACTTTTCCGAGACTCTTACTCACTGGTCAGCCCCTTGCGAATGAACGCCGCGATGGCGAACGCCGACGCTGCACCGGAAATGAGCGCCCAGCCGAGCCCCAGCAGCACGAAGGTTCCGGCTACGAAAAGAGCCAGACCAAGGACGCCGAAGAAGAGGTAGAGGCCAGTAGCGATGTTCATGCGATGATCGGGTTCCGTATGGCGTTCATGAAGTCGTCGCCGTCATCAACGCCGGCAACCAGGGCGCGCCCCATAGCCATGATCAAGGTCACTGGACCGTCGATCTTGCAGTTGGGGTCGTTGTCGTTTTCCTTGCGCGGGTAGATGTTTTCCTTGGCATCGATCTTTGCCGCCACGTTGCCCATCATCCAGGTCATGACTGGGTTTCCGTCATGCCAGAGCGTCCGCGCTATCACCCTCGCCTCCACCTCCTTCATCGGGTCGCTCATGTTCTTCACCGTCTGGTTGAAGTCCACGACCGGGATTGAGGTGTTCGAGAGGCGTGTGATCAGGTAGTTGGCCTGCCAGTCGTCGAAAGCGGCATCCTGTAGGTCGATCTGTTTTGCTAGGTCAAGGATGTCTGCCTCGATAAAGGCGTAGTCCGTCATGCTTCCTGGAGTCAGGACCAGGTGACCCTCAAGCGCGAAGTTCTGATACTTCTCGTTTTCCTCGGCGGCAGCCTCTGGAGCGTAGAAGCGGGGAATGCAGTAGAACTGTCCCGCCTTCTCGAACAGCATCACCAGGGCGGCCACGTCTTTCTTGCTCGCCAGGTCCAAAGCCATCCAGCAGCGGCAGCCGGCCATGTCCGCAATCGTGAAGTCGCGCTTCTGCCGCTGCCAGGCCAGCATGTTCATCCAGACCGTCCTAGCTCCCACCCACTGGTTCAGGTGCTTGGTGCGGAAGGCGTTCTGCTTCGACGCCGAACGCTTGGCCTGCTGGAGCTGGGCCAGGAGGAAGTCAGGGAATACCGACACTCCGTAATTCGGATTGGCCTTGATCAGGCTGGCCGGGTCATCCCACGGATCATCCTCGTCGATCGTGTAGATGATCCCGAAAATCGTCTCATCGATCGTCTGACCCTCGAGAATGCGGATCACATCCCGTCGCTTCTCGTAGCAGGGTCCGCCGAGATTCGATCCCGCCGTCGTAATGATCGACAGCAATGGCTGTTCTCGTGCCCCCATGCCGGTCTGCATGGTGTCAACCAGGGCATCCGTGTCGTGTTCGTGGTACTCGTCCACCAGGGCAGCATGGGGACTCGCACCGTCCCCTGGGTTGCCGATAACCGTCTCGAACTTCGACATGTCCTCCATGACGAACATGGGGCCAGGGTTCTTCTGGTTGCCAGAAAGCTCGATACCGAATCGATTACGCAGGTTCTCCAGCTTGTGCGCCATCATCCACGCCGGACGGAAAACCTCGAAGGCCTGCTTCTCGGTGGTGGCGCCGGAGTAGACCTCGGCCCCCGACTCTCCATCTGCGGCGAATAGGTAAATGCCTCGTGCGGCAAGACGGGCCGACTTCCCGTTCTTCCTGGGAATCTCTTCGTAGGCCTCGCGGAACCTGCGCTTGCCGGTGTCCTTCTTCACCCAGCCGAAGATGTTGGCCTCGATGAATACCTGCCAAGGCTCGAACACTAGCTTCGACTTCGAAGCGCTCCATTTGCCTTTGGTGTGAGGCATGAGCTGCATGAACTTGACAGCACGATCTGCCTTGGCCTCATCGAAAACGTATGGCCAATCGTCATCGCCCTGGCGATCCAAGTCATTCAGGAAGCGCTGGCATGCAAGCTTCACATACCGGCACGCAACGATAGCCCCACCCACGACATCGCTAGCGTACTGTCGCGCAATGTCGCTGGGGGTCATCTCAGAAATCCTCGAACTCGTCCTTCTCCTTCGGCTTTTCCAGGCCGAACTTCTGGCGGTCTGACGGCGTTAGTCCAAGCCGGGCCAGGTTCCCGATCAGGTGGGTGTACTTGCCAACCGCGAACTCAGTCGGATCGGCGCGGTATTCAGCAAGCAGGTTCGCGGTGACCTCCAGGATGATCCGGTCCGATCCCGTCAGAACGCCCTTGATCGAATGAGCGCACAACTCTTTCCATGCGAGACGAGCGGGGCCTTGCAGATGGATGGGCGCTTCGCCGACATCCCCCTCGCCCTTTGCTGACTCCTGCCGGTAGCGCTGAGGGTTCTTCTTGTCCGCGCCCTTGAACTTTGCGACCTCGGCAGGCTGCTTGTGACGGGCCATTCGGGAACCTAAATTCTGTGGAAATGGAAAAAGACTTGGGGGCGCGGTGTCCTAACGAAAAGTTCTAAGGTTTTGACCCGCCCCACCCCTATAAATGAGAATTTTTCTCATTAACTAGATTTTTCGGCAAAAACGCACGAATACAGTGAAAGCCACTGCCTTCATTCGTAAATATCTCGATATCGTCGTGTCCGCGCACTGAGAGAACCCGACTATTTCCTAGATGCCGCCGACTCCCTCGCCGTCTTCCTCGCATGACATGGGTAGCCAGCAATAGCCATCAGGTTGGAGTCATCGTCTGTGCCGCCCTGGCTCAGCGGGATGATGTGGTCCACCTCTGTGGCGATCCTCTTCACCCCCTTGCACTCTGGGCACTGGCACATGTAGCCATCCCGCTTGAGGATGCGCTCTCGCTTGCGACGCCATGGCCTGCCACCACGTCCGTTCCCCCATGCCTTGTCCTCTACCTCGTGCTTGGTCACTCCCTTGACCTTTGGCTTGGTGTGACGCTGAGGGAGGTCAGGCACTTCTGGATACCTGATTGCCGGCTGCCTGATCCGGCGGGGTCCACCCTTGCCGCCTAGCTTGTGCCGGTCTGAGGAACGAGAGTTTGCCGCCTTGCCATTCATCTGGATGGAGGGCCAGCAGTCCGGAGCGCAGCAGAGGCTCGAGAACCTTCATGGCACTCACTACCTCGCCGCTGTACCCAGCAATGTCATCAGGCGTCCAGGGCCGATTGGGGTTGACCTCGACTCCTGCAGGGATCGGGTGACTGTTCATGAGGGATTTCCTTCATCAGACATCCCGATGAGCCTTGCGACCATCAGGGCTTCGGCAAAATCATTTGCGTTGGCATCTCGCCAACGGGAGAGCCCGCATACGTGGTAGATCAACTCCCGGCCAGGGAGCGGGCTTTCGGGGCGCTCGATCTTGTAGCGAACCTGGACAACCAGCTTGCCGAACCATCCGCGACGGACTCGAACAGCAGCTATCTGGGTTTCCCTAGCGGAGCCCATAAACGTCGACATCATCGTTCCCCTGGCGGGGTTGCCAAAAGGCTATTACTGCGTACCGGCTGATGCCCTTGGATCGATGTTCCATCCAGATAGCTGGTAGGCATGGCTTCAGGATCCTCGCCATCTTCGGCGAGAGCTTGGATCAGGAGGTGCAATAGCTGATTGGTCTTGCGCTGCTCATCGAGCAAGTCTCCGAGCAATGGTCGAATGTCGCTGTGAATCCCAGCCTGAAGTCCGTTGTTCAGGACCAAAGCCCTACAGCCAAGGCTTTCTGCCAGCGGCTGGATAGACTCAGATATACGGTCGACCTTCTCCTGGGACAGGGCGAGGCCCGTACTGAGTACCAATAGAGACTTCTGGCTATCGTTCATCATCCACTCCAGATCGCTTCGGCTTGGCGGCCACAGCAGAGGCCGCGCGCTCCATGGCAACTCGGGCCCACTTCTTCGCCCATTCTCGTGTCTTGTTGCAGAAGGTGCACTTGGTCATCAGCTGCGCCTTCCCTTAATTGCCTCAAGATACGCATCATATGAGATGCGCGACTCCATCTCTTCGCCGCAGAGCCTCACCCGCTTGTTAACGAGTGCGAACGTGACCGTGACGGTTGGGATAGGGCCGTCGTTGCTGACGCTCAACGAAAGCTGGCCAGGGAGCGGCTTCCCGTTGCTGTCACACAAAATCAGGCATGTGCCAGTGTTCTTCAGTAGAAGCGGAGCATCCATCAGTACACCCTCAGAATGTGAGCCAGGTTCCCCGCGCACGACACACAAGGCCGAGCAGGATCGCCAGCACCAGGGTCAACCAAGGAGGCTGGGATTCAACCTTTAGCCGTGGAGCGCATAGGTCGCAACACTCACGGCGCCGCTGACATCCTGCGCAAGCCATTGATGTATTCCTGTAGGGCCTTCAGTTGCTCGGTATTGGCCGAGCATGCTGCGTAGTTGGAGATGACTGTCTCAGCCACACCCGATAGCCGAGCGTCAGCGGGAGCCTTCTCTAGCTCCCTTGGCGGCTTCATCAGCAGGGCCGGCGGAGAGTCGGTCGATGGCGTCGTTGTGCAGGCGTACAAAGCCAGACACATCGCAACTAGCGTCAGCTTCGGGAGTGACATAGACCGGGATCTCTTTGACGATTGTCTTGGCGGCCTGCTCAACGTACTGGATGCGGTCGACGTACTGAGTGACGGTGCGGTCGTTGAGGATCAGCTTTGCTACTGCGTCGCTTGCTGCTTGCTTGGCCTGGTCACGCTGCATCGATACCACGTCGAGACGCAGCCAGAGGATGAGGAGCGCAGCGCACAGCACACCTACGGCAACGAGCAGCCACTTAGTCATCTTTCCCGTCGATGCGACGACCAATCTTGAACATGAATGTCGGCTCTTGGTCGAGCATGGAATTCACGATGCCCTCGATGTAGGAGAAGAGGTCAACGACAAATTCAAAGGGCGCCCATTTGGTGAAAGCCAGTGGGCAATCACTGTCCACATCGCCCATCCACATGGGGATGCCGTAATAGCTGCCATGGTGGGTTGCGCCAATCTTTTGCGCCTCGGCCTTAGTGGTAAATCCAAGCATGCTCAGCCCTCAGCAAGAAATCTTCCCCAGGACGAGCCCGGACACGTGGATCCAAAACAGAGCCGACCAGCCCAGCACCATCAGGACGTGCCAGATGACTCCACCGACTGACCACTCATCGATGACGAGATAGGCGTTACGGGCGATCACCGCGAGGATGAGGATCGCGCCGAGCCATTCCATCACTTCACGTTCTTGAAAAAGATGTGGCCGCCGATCTGCGTAGTCTTAGTCGCAGTCTTGGCCCATGCGGGCTCTTTCACGGCCTTCGGCGCGTAGTAGTGAGTAGCGCCCAGCGTTGGGTCTTTCTCATGCCCTTCTACGGCAGCCAGGGCGGCTTCGCGCGCAGCGGTGTATTGATGGCCGGGGATGGCCTTGCGACCGCGCATGTATGGAGCGTTCGGATCGTTGGCGTTCCAGCATGAGAACTGCCAAGGCTTCAGACATACAGTCTCGATGCTGTTGCCCCACCAGCCGCCAATTGCGGCACGGTTGAGGATCACCCAGGCGACGGCAATCATGCCTTCCCTTCCCTCTCCGCGAGCCTCGCCCCAAATTGTCTTGGTGAGAGTGTCGAGTGCAGAGGGAGAGATGTTCATCAGCAAGTAACCACCGGCAGTTTGGAGCCCTGAGCGAACCCGATAGTGGGCGGCGTTTGATAAACAGGGTATGTGGGAGTCCGCTTCTCGAAGACCAGCTTCAGATGGTCCTTGATCTGCAACCACTGCGTTTCGTTTGGCAGAGCCCCGTTTAATTCGACGAAACCTTGCAGCCAGTATGTGAATTGTTCTGGGGTCATTGCTTGTCTACCTTCGAGTTGACGTAACGCTCAGCCACTGCGCGAATCTTCTCCACGCCGAGGAAGCCAACGAAGCCACCAGCGAAGGCAGCCATGTTTTCCGGCAGATTGAAATAGGTCAGGAGAGGAACGATGGTCAGCGTAACGAGGCCACAGAGCGCGCCTTCCATCACCGCTTGTCGACGAGTTCCACCGCCATAGATAACACGTGTGACCGCGACCACTACCGACAACGCCAGGGCGTAAAGCTGCGGCGACACAGTGGTCAGCCACGCCAATGCCGCTGACCAGAAGTTCGGGTCCTTTTCAGGCATCTTCATAGTCTCGGACTACCCGGTGAGGGGCTACAGGTGAATAAAACGCCCGCGCGGCTGCGGGCAAAGGCGCCGCTTGGGGATGCAGCGCTGATGGGGATCAGTACCAGGCGGCTTAAAGCTCAACCTGGCAGCCTCCGAAGAGGACTTTATTGGGCAGTTACCGGGTGCGCCGGCTCACTTGGGTCCTACTGCCATCGGTCCCTAAGAAGGGTGCATGCGGCCGGATCTGAACCCGGCATGAGGGCGTGGTTTTTTACATGGGTACGTCGCCCTTCTACCCATCTCATCGCATCAGCTGCGCATTCGCATGCATAAACAAAAAGCCCAGCGCTAGGCTGGGCTCTGAATTATTGGAGTGGCCGGTGCTGATCTCCGACATTACGGTTAGCCCAGGGCGTGTGTACTACAACCGCCAAGCGACCCGGCCTTTCACCGGGTAGTTCCCTAACGGGTTCTCCCTGCAACCTTGCGCATCAGCCTGCGCATTCACTCCGTGCCGGGCTTCCACCGGCTCCCACTTCACTTTAACGCCTGCGTGTCCAAGGCGATCCCGGAGTATTAGGTCGCGGTAGGGCCGGGTCCCACCTTTGACCATCCTCGGCCGCGTAGTCGCAACCCAGAAGGATTCAGATCAGAACTACTACCGCTCCAACCAGGAGCAGCAGGACCAGCGCGCCACCGCCGATACCCTTGAGCAGCCAAACATCTTTCGATTCGGCAGACATTTCAGAACTCCGTAGATGGATGGAAACAAAAAGCCCCGGCAGATGCCAGGGCTTCGGTGGTGACTTTCGCCAGAGGCGAATTTGTCACGATGGAGATAAGTTTGCCTCAGCCGCACATTTGTCGTCAAGCAGCATTTTTCATGATTTTTATCGCCGAAGAGACAGGCACAAGCGCGGCCTTGTCGAGATCGTTGCAGGCATCGAAACAGGCCTGGATAAAGCCGTCCCATTCCCTATCCCAGTTTCTTGGATCAAGCTCAATGCCATGCATACGGTCAAGCCATGCGCGGAACGACTCAGGGCTCGGGCAAGGATCAACACCTTCGCTTTGCCCGCCCTGGTGCATGCGACGGTACCGGAACAAGACTCCCGCAGCGACATAGCGCGCCTTCTCGAATTTCTTCGTGTACATCCTTGGGCCAGTTTCGTACGCGACCCTGAACACGATCTCTTCCGCAGCCTCCTTGTCGTCTTCATCAGCCATCGGGCTGTACATGTGATTGCCGAACACCTTCAGATGCGCCGGGAGGGTATCGATCGCCTTTTGAATCACGCCGGCGAGCGCCTGATGAACAGCCCGAGGAGTGCTAATGTCGCGCTCAGTTCTGGTCTGGTGGATTCCTGGCACGAAGGTGTGCTGGCTGTAGGAGACAGCCTCCCCGTCATCGTCGATCTCGGTGATGCGGCGCCGGACATATCCGCCAGCCTCGACAATTCCAAGAGCAGCTCGCTCCGCCGCCTCAGCCATGCCGCTGTTCCAAGGGGTATAGAACGCATCGTGCCAGGCGATACGTGCACTGTTCAGATTCATTTCCCTTCCCCCTTAATCAGCCCATATTCACGAAGGATTTCCCATTGCTGGGCGATGTATTCGGCTAGCGTCATGCCGGCTTTGCCTCCTTGCGGAAGGCGGTGGCGACGATCAGGAACTGCACCATGAAGGAGGAGGCGCCAAGCATTGGATGCCCGCTGAAGATCAGGGCATAGACGTAGAAGATGGATGGTAGGAGCCGAATCCAGAAGGTCCGGCGGATGCCCGCACTGACCTCGTCCTTGACCATGCCGAGGAGCATCCCGATCCAGGAAAGAACGTTCATGATGACGCAGACGTAGAAGGCGAACTGCGATAGCTGGCCGATGCCGGACAGCAGGGAAAGGCTCAGCGTCATGCTGATGATGATCGAGATGGTGGTTTTCATCAGGCAGTCCTCTTTTTCAGTTCGCGCAGCTTGGCGCGGTACTCGGCGGTGATCGCCTTCAGTTCGTCGTTGGTGTACTTGCGGGGACGGTGATCGGTTTCCAGAGCCTCTACAGCCTCCAGGCCGATGCGTTCGATCAAGCCCTCACGGAAGCCCTGGGAAACGGTAAGCCCCTTCCTGGCGTACTTGCTTGAGCCCGCGTTACAGGCCTTGCATTGAAGCCAAATGTTGGATGGCTCCAGGCGGTGCTCGGGCCTTGCCCCCTTGCCGAGAAAATGCCCTGCGTCGAATGCACCTCCAGTCTTCCAGCCTTGTTCGGCCAGTACCTCGGCCTGAGACTTGCCGCAGCTTATGCAGCCGCTGCCGATGGAAAGTTCGTAGGTTCGCCGGTAGTCCCGAACGGCTTTCTCTGCATCTTTGATGTGGTCGCTGTGCGTCTTCAGCCTCTCCTTCCGCACTTTGATCTCCCGGCGCTCGCGGTCAGCGATGGCCTTTCTCGCCGGCTTGGCGTGCTTTTCCTTGATGGCCAGGGCGCAGGCTGGTGAGCAGACGCGCTGCCCGAGGCGCTGAGGGACGAACGTGGTGCCGCACTCAGGGTTCTTGCACTTGCGGGGCTTGGGCTGGCTGGTGGAAAGCGTCATGCCGTCACCTTGGGATCTACAAGGATCAAAACCGGGCACCCCATGAACCAAGTTGAATGCTGCCCACACCTCCCGCACGTCAGGCGGTCATGCATCTGATCGACCTCAACCGATTCCACCCAGCCACCGCAGTTGCCCTGCCAAGTGTTGCAATGCGGACACATCTGGTCGCTATATCGCGTTTCAAGCCAAGCCTGGCGCTCCTTGCGTTCGGCGAAGCGCTTTAGCCAAGTCCAGAACTTCATGCCTCCACCCCCTTCGCCTTCTGCTGCTCGGGCTGGAAGTCGCCGCATCGGAATCCGTTGGCAGCTTCGTAGGATTTCCTGGCGCAGGCAGCATCGAAGATCGTCTCGAACGAACCGAGATAGATGCTCTTTTGTTTGTCGCCGCTCCTGACCTTTACCTGTGCCACCCAGCGCGAGAAATCAGGACGCCACTGAACGCCAGCGATTCCGGATTTGTTGTTGCGCAGTAGTGGAAGATTCCTGCCGTTAATCGCGTGAGTTACCAGCCGAAGGTTCCCAGGGCGATTGTTGAGGCCGTCGCGGTCCTTGTGATCTATCTCGCTTTCTGGCCACTCACCGTGAGCGAGAACCCAAACCAGATGATGCTCTCTGACACTGAGCTTCTTCCCGTTCAAATAGACCTTGTGGCAGCGATAACGCGCCTGACCAACCTTCGGCTCCAGCAACCACCCATCAAGAACTCGCTTTGAAAAATGCGAGCACAGACGGCCACTCTCTTCGTCGAGGTAATACCGGCTGCGTATGGTTTCGATGAACTCAGCAGAGCGCTTGTCGATTACTCCCGCCTTGAACTTGCTCATGCGAAAGTCCCCATCTGATCAGCCGCCGCCATGGCGTCAGCCTCGTTTTCGAAGTGAGAGGAAAGGACCAGCCTCCAGCAGGCGGCAAACACGTCGCGATAGAGCGGCTCAAAAGCCGTGTCGTCCATGCTTGCCCAACTGATCGACTTGGCTTCCTTACGAACGCCGTCAGGCGTGTGGATCAGGTGGAAGTGGCCGGCCTCGATGGTGATCCACTCGCGGAACGCCTCGCGGCTCTTCTCGACTGCCGGGAAGCGGCCCGCTCGATCAGCCTCAAGCTTGGCGATGTACGCGGCGACGGCGTTCTGCAATTGGCCAGGACGCCCATTCAGATCCTCGAAGTATTTGGCCAGCCCGCGGATGCCACGCATCTCCTGGCGCGGCACAAGACCACCTTTCGGTTCCCAGTACTCCCATGCGAGATCCAGCATGGCGAAGAACTTGCCGTGGAACTTGGCATTGCGCATCCGAGTGAATTTCCCGTGGACGACCTGGCCGGCCTTCCACTTCTGAACGGTTTCGCGATCTGCCTCGGTTGCCGGGACCAGGCCCTGGGCTGTGCGGATGAGAGCGAGTTCAGCCACGGTCCGCCTCCTGCCGGCGATCACCGGGAAGGCAAGCCATAACTTCCTGCCCATGACTACGAGCGACAAGGCAGGTCATGTCCGTGTTGGGGCTGTAGAAGTTCCAGGCTGTTCCATTCCCGGAGAATCGGTCATAGAGATGGATAGCCAGCGCGGCGAAGCTCATTCCGATGATTGCCGCCAGCATGTAAGTCCAGAACTTGTCGATCTTCTTGTCAGCCATGGCTTGCCCTCCGCTCACAGTTCTTGCACCGTTGCCAGCTACCAGCCGAGAACATCGGTGCCTTGTCGGTAGTGACCGAATCAGCACCACAGAGAGCGACCCAGTACTTTTCTCGCCCATGCGGGCCGATGGTGTCGGCAAAGACCAGCTCGAAGAGGTGGGCCTTATTTCCGCAGAACGGTGCCTTGCCCCACCCTTTCTTTCCCGGGAGCGGACCGTCCGCAACCTGAGCGCCAGACTCGTCGAGGAGTTCGAAAAAGTCAGCCACAGCAGACCCCCAGGCTCTCAATCATCACGTCATTGCGCGCAGTGCAGACGGCCTCGGTTACCGGATCGCAGTCGTACACACCGATCAGTTCGCCGTTTACGATCTCGCCGTCGCGGCACTGTTGTTCCGCTTCGCGCCATGTGCGGGCCTCCACCTGGCGACCGTAGGTGCGCAGGCCTTCCATGCGGATCAGTTCGAAGGTCTTCATGCCTCAACCCTCCCCTGCGGCCAGATGCTCTTCACGACCTCAACCGGGTCGCTGTCGTCCATTACGATCATGGTGAAGCGCTTGGCGCCTACGATTACGGTCCAGGAGCGTTTCATTTAGCCGCCCTCTTCGCCCGGTACTGCGCCTGCCGAATCTTGCTGCACTTAACGTGGCTTCCGTGGGCGCGGGATTTGCCGCAGATGTCGCAGGAACTCGGCAGTTGCAAGCCTTCGGTGGTGATCTTTCCGTTGTTTGCTTGGGTCATTGGTGACTCCTTGCCAGAGTCGCGCGCAGTTCGTTGAGCGCGGCTTTGCCGATCTCTGGCGTTCTGATCGATACGGATTCGGGTAGAGCTTTCGGGATCTGGCGCAGGGTCTGTCCGGAGACGATCATCCGAACAGTCGCCTCGTAGTTACGCTCGAACAGCTTCCGGCTGCGTTCCTCGGAGAGGTTCGCCAGTTCGTAGAAACCGGTCATCGTGGCTGCGTGATACACCGCCTGATGACTCCAGCCGCCAGTGAATGCCGGATGCGCCTTTCGAGCGGCCTCCAGATAGGCCTTCTCCAGGCTTGGAAGACCAAGATGCTCAGGACTTGGGTTGCACCACTTGATGAACTTGCCGACGCTGGGCGCGAAGTCGCCGCCAGATGCCCGGCATTGCTGAATGCCGTAGCGAATCTGCTCCAAGCTGTTCAAGCCCGAGTCCATGAACGCCTTGATCCATGTACGCTTGGCCTTGGCAATCGCTTCCGTGGTCGGCCAAGCCTGACGCCAGGCCGGGAAGATCGATTGAAGCTCAGAGAACAACTGGTTCACGACGCTTACGGTTGCATCGTCAAGCTCACGCGGAGCCTGCACCTGACTCGGCGCGGTCGACATCGCTTGCGGGATCAAGCTGCCGGCGCGTTTCATCAGAACAGGTCCTGTTCCAGGCCAATGGCCCACGAGGTGTCATTGGCGTCGTACGCAGGGACCGATTGAGGCCCTGAAAAACTCCGAGTTGAGTTCTTCAGCCAGTCGACCTCAACGGTCTGCCAGCCCTTCGAAACCATGGTTTCCACAGCGTATTCAGCGGTGAACCCAGCAGCCTTGCACTTGGCCAGAGAGTTGTTCAGGCGCTTCCAGGCGGTCGGGGTCAGCGCTGCTCGCTTTGCCTTGCGGGTGGTGATCCAGTCAGCCAGGAGTTGTTCGGGGATGCTATGCGGGTTGTCAGCCAGGAGATCGGCCAGACCAAACGATTTAGCCTTCGCAGGTTTTTCTTCGACAGGCTTCGCGGGCGTAACAACTCCGTTAGGAGTTGTATTGTCTTTACTGTCTTTATAGTGTGCCGAAATTGGCACTACTTTTGTGCCGTTTTCGGCACTCTGTGCCAAATCCTTTGTGCCGTTTTCGGCACACACCTTTTCATCGATCTTCCACTCAGAAACGGGAGAAAAACCGATTGGACCTTTAGATCCTCCAACCCGGTAAATCACACGTTGACGCAGAAGCTCACAGAGCATCCGAGAAACATGCTCACGACGGATTCCGGACATGTCAGCGATCACCGAAGCAGTGATACGAGACTCGTCTTGATTGAACCCAGCAGTTAGGCGATGCACAGCCAAAGCTACTCGAAGTTCACGCCCAGAAAGATCAGCCCCGATGAGGGCCTCGTACAATTCATTGTCCATCCGGGTGAACCCCCTGGACTTGTCAAGCTGAACAATATTTGTCATCATCGTTTCCGTTCTGTAGTTGAATCAGCCGGGCCGCAATCCCGGCTTTTTTCTGTCTTCAGATAGGGCTTGTCAGGCCCTCTTCAGTCCCTTCGCCGAAATGGCTGGACTGTTCCCCTGGTGTTATTTGGTCTGGTCTTGCGCGCTAGCTGCTGTTCCAGAAAATCCGCCAGGGCCTCTTCAGGGGTGACCCCCTTCTCTTCAGCTAACCTCACCAGGCACTCATAGGCCTTCGGGCTAAGCGTCGTGCTGATATGTGCCATCGGCCCCTCTCAGGGCCTTCAGGCCACGGTTTGTTGTTCGCTATCGTTCTCTGCCAGGCGTTCCAATGCGGCCTCAACAAGATCACGGACCAGAACCGCTTTCTGAGTGCGGTGGAAACGAGCCAGGGCGCCGATGAGTTCGTAGGTCGTCTCATCGACGCGGAGCTTGATTTCCCGGTCCTTCAGGTGGCTAGGGTTGTCGTACATCTGGTGGATTTCCTTATGCGGCCTTGGGTTTTTTTGGCACCTTCAGGGCGCCACGGGTCAGTTTCTCGATCTCGTACTGGCGGAGCAGAGGGATTTCTTCGCCCCACTGTTGAACCGCTGCGTAAGAGATCCCCAGCGCGGCGGCGAGCTTGGATTTGCCGCCGAAGTGGTTGATCGCTTCGGTCTTGGTCATGTGTTTTCTCCTGAAGACACGCCGTTATGAAAGCATACTTACACTATTTTGTGCAAGGCAAAGAAACCATGCTTCTACGGTCTGCTTATAGAGTTCCGGCATGAACATAACCGACCGTATAGAGCTGCTCCTTACGAGCAGAGGTGTGCCCAAGCGACAGATCAAGACGACCCTGAAGGACGTCTGTGGGATCTCATACCCAGCAGTCAGCCAGTGGTTCAGCGGCAAGACGAAGAGCATCCGAAATGAGCATCTCATGGCCATTGCCAAGGCCTACGGGTCTTCTGTCGACTGGCTGATATCTGGGAAAGGAGAAATGCTGGACCCTGGAGCGGAGCGCGGGATAGAAAAAACCACACAGAATAAAAGTGAAATATCCGAGATCAACGTCTACCCTCAGACCTTTACGGCTATCCCTGTAATCAGTTGGGTTTCTGCCGGAAATTGGAGTGAGGCCATAGACTTGTACGCAATCGGCGACGCAGAGGAATGGATGCCCTGCCCGGACAGGATCGGTCCGCGGGGCTTTGCTTTGCGGGTAGATGGTGATTCCATGACGAGCCCTTACCCAGGCTCGGAGAGCTACCCCAAAGGGACAGTGATTTTCGTAGATCCCGACGTCGAGGCGCAGAGTGGTGATCCCGTGATCGCCAAGCTACACCCCGACAACGAGGCGACTTTCAAGATGTTCGTGAGGGAGTCTGGCCGGCTGTATCTGAAGCCGCTCAACCCTCAGTACCCGCTGACCGAGATATCTGAGGATGTTCAGATCATCGGGGTGATCATCGGTTCGTACATAACCAGAAGGTAAGCCGCCCGTCAGAAAGCAGCCCGCTATAAGCGGGCTTTCTTTTGCCCTTAAAAAAATCTGTAAGAGGACTTGCACTAATGTGTAAGCATGCTTATAGTTCACTCAACGCCGCAGAACAACGCGGCGCCAGGCCCTGGAAAGGGTCGCCCTTAGCGAGTCACCGGGCCAAAGGTGACCACGGGTAAAAGCGAAGCAGCATCTAATCGCGCCTCGACCCGACCGGAGCAGCGTAGATCCGGACCAGCGCCGAAAGGTAGACCTGGAACAAACATGAGTGCAGGCGGGGAGAGTCCGCGGCCTGCGGGAAAGAAAAACAGATTTCTCAGATGCCCTTCGCAAGAGGGGCATCGAGGAAGTCAACACGCCCTGGAGGGCAAGGCGATGAATGAAAAGGCCTTACTGGCTTTACGTCAGTCTCTTCGAATCATTCGCAGGGAGAGCGACGTACACCGAGCGCGCATCGAGTACTACGAAACGGTCGGGATGTTGCGCGGATTGCACTACGGCGGAGCGATCGACTCCTGGCAGCTATTAGCTCTAACCGAGCTAGCAGGAAGCGCATACATCAACGCTGGCAAACCCTATTGCAGCAGAGTTTAAAGAGCAGTTGCAGATTGGAGTGCAGTCATGAACACCGCATTGAAATACGCCCAGGAGCGCTGGGACAACGCGCTACCGCCCGACGATGACGGCGACCGCGAGTATGTCACTGAGCAAGTCGGGAAGCTGCTGAACTGCGAAGACGGTGATTGCGTTCCGTTCCATGACCGGAAAGAGAGGCCCTTTATCGGGCCGGAGTTCACGGTCTACGGCTTCGCAGGATTCGTCCCGGAGTGGCTTGCAGAGGCAGACAGCAAAGAGTGCCCGATGACCCAACTGCTGCTTGCTGTCCGTCGAGGCGACCTGGAACTGGCACAACGCATCTGGTTCCGCGCATTCGAAGCAACGCTGATCGAGAACGCTGAACGACTGGTTAGGGAGAGACGAGCATGAGCATTGACTGGAGCACGGCACCAGAGGGTGCGACGCATTGGGAACCGAGATCATATGATTTCGCTGAAGGCTGGATGCGGAAAGACTGGGATGGATGGTCCTATTGGAGCGAAGGAGGAGAAGTGTGGGTCCGTGGCGTTCTAACCTGCGATGTATCCGCAGAGCGTGAGGCGACATTCGAGGCTAGACCGCAAGATACCTGGGACGGCCAGGGCCTGCCGCCGGTGGGCACGCTGTGCGAGTGGCACGGACCGAACAGCGATGGGCCTGATGGCTGGGTTTATACAGAAAGCAATGTGGTCGCCTATACAGACGATGGACTATTCATCTGTATGCAGAAGCCGGGGTGCTGGCCTGTCGTTCAGCGGATAGATAATTGCGAGTTCCGCCCGCTCCGCACCCCCGAGCAGATCGCCGCCGAGGAGCGGGATGCAGGCATCAGCGACATGCAGACCATCACCGACGGCGCAGGACCGACTGTCTACGCCAAGTTGTCCGCGCTCTACGACGCCGGCTACCGCCGCCAGGAGGAAGGGAAATGACAACCCCTATCAGTGATGAGCAGTTGGCGGAGTTGGCAGATGGCTGCATAGATTCGATTCCGTGCCCCATCTCTGCGCTGTATGAACTAGCTGAGCGACTTATTGCTGCTGAGGCTGATGTTAAGCGGTATCGGTGGCTGTGCGCATCCGCATGGTATGTCGGACCGGAGCCGTGCGGCGACATAGAAGCCGTTAGCTGGCATGACCACAACGAAACCATGGGTGGCGTAACCGAAGCCATAGACAAGGCAATCGCCATGGAGCGCACGCCATGACCATCACCATAGACCTGAAAGAGGCCGCCCAAGTCCTGATCTTCGGCGGCTAATGAGATGGTCACCCCCACACCCTGCCAGGGTTAGGCTTTGGCAGGGTGTTTTATTTACGGAGACCATCATCATGAGCGCAGTCGCACTGGTAGGTATCGATCTCGGCAAGCACAGCTTCCATCTGCATGGGCAGGACAAGTCCGGACGCGAGGTCTTGCGCAAGAAGACGACACGTCTGCAAATGATGCGATTCCTGGGCAACCTGCCGAGTTGCACGGTGGTGATGGAGGCCTGCGCCGGCTCGCATTTCATCGCTCGCCAACTGAAGTCATTCGGGCACGAGGTCAAGCTGATTTCGCCGCAGTTCGTACGGCCTTTCGTCAAGGGCAACAAGAACGACTTCATTGATGCCGAGGCGATCTGTGAGGCGGCCTCCCGCCCCACGATGCGTTTCGTGACGCCGAAGACCGAAGCGCAGCAGACGCTGTCCGTACTGCATCGGATGCGCGACTCCCTGGTGCGTGACCGGACGAAAACCGCCAACCAGGCCCATGGTTTTCTGCTGGAGTTTGGCATCAGCCTGCCCAAAGGGCTTTCGTTGGTCAGGCGGCTGCCCGTCACGCTAGACGAATACCCACTACCCCCTCGGTTGGTTTCCCTGTTGAGCCGACTGCACCGGCACTTCTGCTACCTGGATGAACAGATCAAGGAGCTGGACAGGGAGATGGCCGAGCAACTTGCCGAAGATGATCTCGGCTCTCGCCTGCTGACCATCCCGTGCGTTGGCCCGATCACGGCGAGTCTGCTGTCGGCAGAGATGGGAGACGGTAAGCAATTCGGCTGTAGCCGAGACTTCGCGGCCGCAGTCGGACTGGTACCCCGCCAGTACAGTACCGGCGGTAGAGCCAACCTGCTGGGTATCAGTAAGCGTGGCGACAAGAACTTGCGCCGCCTGCTGGTGCAGTGCGCCAGGGTCTATCTCCAGCGCCTGGAGTTCCAGAAAGGAGCCTTGGCCGACTGGGTGCGATCACTGCGCGAGCGTCGCCACTCGAATGTGGTGGTGTGCGCCTTGGCCAACAAGTTCGCCCGCATCGCCTGGGCGATGGCGGCCAATCACTCGGAGTTTGAAACAGGGCCAAGCGCTTCTGCCGCCTGATCCTGCGGATACAGCTGTACCCCGAAACACCCTTTCAGGTTTTGCGACGCTGAACAACTGATGACGTGAACGGCACACCGGCCTGACGAAGAACCTGACATAAAAATCGGCTCTTGAAGCCGAGCGGCTTTTAAGGATCGTCAGGCGCGACTCTCATCGTGGCGCGGGGCATGCCCTCTACAGACGCCGGATAGATTTAGGCAAGCCAAACACTCATCACTGATCAGCATTGCAAAAACGGGGGTGACCATAGATTTTTTGTGGGCGGTATCGGCGCTTTCGCCTGGGCCTTTGTGGGGATGGTTACGCCATGAACCACCACCTCAAGCGAATCATGCTCTACACCAAGCGCACCCTGCTAGGCGCGATGGTTGCGATCCTGATCGTGTTCAAGGCAATCGAACTCGGCGGCGCAATCACTGGCGAAGTCACCGCAGAGCAACCAGCTACGCACCTGTCCGCAGCAGGCCGGTAATCCGGATAACTGCGGCTTCCCCAGCGGGCGGTGGGCGGCATGAAGAAAACACCCGCAGCAGCGGCTTCTAGCGCAACGCTATTCATCCCGCAGGGGTGACGCTGCCGAGTGGCGCCGTAAGCGCCTTTCCCCTTCTAACCCATCCCTTCACTGGCTGCGCATGCGCGGCGAGGATCACTCATGTCCGCAGAAACCCAACTGGTCGAAGTGCCGGCCAAAGAAACCGCCCTCCAAGTCTACTCGGCCGCTAATGGCCTTGACCCGTTCCTGGCCAAGATTCGCGAAGAGATCGACGGCTTCGTGCCAGACGTCACTACCCGCAAGGGCCGAGAGGCAATCGCTTCCATCGCCTACAAGGTAGCCCGCTCCAAGACGGCGCTGGACAACGTGGGCAAGGAATTGGTCGCTGAGCTGAAGGAGGTTCCGAAGAAGATCGATGCCGAGCGTAAGCGGATGCGCGATCTGTTGGATTCCTGGCAGGCCGAAGTGCGAAAGCCGCTGACGGAGTGGGAAGAAGCTGAGGAAGCGCGGGTTTCCAAGCACAAGGCGGGAATCGAATGGTTCCGCTCGCGTCCTGACGAGCATCGTTACTCAGACAGCGCACAAATCCGTGCCGCAATCGCCGAAGTACAGGCCGTCAAGATCGGGGATCCATGGCAGGAGTTTGAGGCCGAAGCATTACGGGCAAAAGCCAATGCGCTGGAAGCCTTGTCGGGCCACCTTGCCTCCCGCGAGAGGCACGAAGCGGAGCAGGCCGAACTCGCACGTCTGCGCGCCGAAGCAGCAGCACGCGAGCAGAAAGAGCGCGAGGAGCGCATTGCCCGCCAAGCAGCAGAGCAGGCACGGCGTCAGGAAGAGGCCAAGGCCCAGGCAGAACGCGACGCCGCAGTACGCCGTGAAGCCGAAGCACAGGCAGCAGCCGAGCGTCGCGAATTAGAGCTGAAGCTACAAGCTCAGCAAGCGGAGCGCGAAAAGCTAGAAGCCCAACAGCGCGCCGAACAGGCAGAGCGTGATGCGCAACGACGTGCTGAAGAAGCCGCAGCGCAAGAGCGTCAGCGCCAGGCCGACGAGCGGGCCCGCATCGAACGCGAGGCTGCTGCACGCGAAGCTGACAAGGCGCACAAAAAAGCTATCAACAACGAAGCGCTGGCGGCGTTCGTCGCTGGTGGCATGGATGAGTCATCCGCGAGACGGGCGGTCACATTGATAGCCCAACGGAAAATTCCTGGCGTCCACATTTATTATTGAGGTCGCGAATGAACAACATATCTGTTCTGGTTAGCGGAGTAGGAATAAACGACGCCGATTACACAGTAACGATAAATGAAACGGTCTCTGGTCGAAAAAAACAGGTGTGGGTTTGCCCGATTTATTCGACATGGAAGCATGTTATCGAGCGCTGCTACAGCAGGGAGTTCCAGAAGAGATGTCCGACATACGCGGGCTGTGAGGTTGTTCCCGAATGGAAAGTTTTCTCAGGGTTCCGGTCATGGATGATGACGCAGGACTACGCAGGGAAGCAGCTAGATAAAGATCTTCTTGTCCCTGGAAACAAGATATATGGGCCAGACACATGTGTGTTTCTGCCTTCCGAAGTCAACTCATTTCTGACCGAAAACAAATCAAGCCGAGGACCCTGGGCGGTAGGTGTTTGCTGGAATAAGTGGCGAAAAAAATTCCATGCGCGCTGCAAAAACCCATTCAGCGGGAAGACTGAAAATCTCGGTTACTTCGACAGTGAACACGAAGCTCACTCAGCATGGAAGGCTAGAAAGAATGAGCTGGCATGCGAGTACGCCTCGATTGAGAAAAACCCCATCGTAGCTCGTGCACTGCGGACTAGATACGCAAATTCATATTTAACTTCCTAATGAGGTCGACATGAACCAGATCGCCAAACGCCAAGAGTCGGCGCCAATCGTTCAGGCAGGAGAGTCTGCCACCATCTTGCAGGTTATCCAGCGCGCCGCCGCAGACCCGCAATGTGATATCGAGAAAATGGAGCGCCTCATGCAGATGCATGAGCGATTCCAGGCCAGACAGGCAGAGCAGCAGTACACCGAGGCGCTAGCTGCAATGCAGCAAGAACTGCCCGCAATTGCGGAGCGTGGAGACGCGAATGGCCGCTACAGATACGCGCTCTGGGAGGACATCAACGAGCGCCTAAAGCCGATCCTGGCCAAGCACGGATTTGCCCTGACATTCCGCACCCCGCGCAATGAGAAAGGCGTCGAAGTTGAAGGCGTCCTCAGTCACCGCGGCGGTCACAGCGAGCGCACCTCGATGCTGCTTCCGGCAGACACCAGCGGCAACAAGAACGCCGTCCAGGCCGTGGCCAGTTCGGTCAGCTACGGCAAGCGCTACACAGCAGGCGCCCTGCTCAACTACACAACCCACGGCGAAGACGATGACGCGTTCAGCGCCGTATCGCAGCAGCCCGCTCTGGATCAGCGGGTCGTTATCGACATTCTGGAGCGCATTGACGAGGCCAAGGATAAGGACGAACTCGCCGCGATCTGGAAGGCGGCTGTCGGGGTGCTTCGCGCGGCCGGCGACACGACTGGCTATGAGCGCGTTAAAGCGGCTGCGGCCGAACGTGGCAAGGCTCTTGAGGGGACAGAGAAATGATTATTATCACCTGCGACCAAGGAAGCCCCGAATGGCACCAGGCCAGGGCCGGGTGCATCACCGCCAGTATGTTCGGCGATGCCCGCGCAAGGCTTAAATCTGGCGCCAACAAAGGCCAGCCGACTTCCGCCGCTCTGGATTACGCCTTCAAGCTGGCCGTTGAGCGTATCAGCGGGCAGCCGCTAGATGGAGGATTCGAGACCTGGCAGATGAAGCGTGGTCACGAACTGGAACCAGAGGCCCGCATGGAGCACGAGATTCAGACAGGCCTGATCATCCAGCGCGCCGGCTTCGTGACAACCGACGACGGCTGTTTCGGCGCCAGTGCTGACGGACTGATCGGCGAGGATGGCGGCAGCGAGTACAAGTGCTTTCTCGCTCCCGAGAAGCTACGCGCCTTCCACATCGACAACGACGCCAGCGGAATCATGGATCAGGTTCAAGGATGCATGTGGATCACTGGCCGCAAGTTCTGGCACGTCGGCATGTACTGCCCTGCACTGGAGCCTGTAGGCCGTCAACTCTGGTGGCGAGAGTTCAAGCGCGACGACGACTACATCGAGGAACTTGAGTCCGACTTGTGGTCGTTCAAGCTGCTTGTCGACGAGTACGAGGCAAAGTTACGGGAGAAGGCAGCATGAGAACCGTGCTCAAAGCCACCTGCGGCAAGCACTCCAAGGAAATATCCGTCTCGCAGATCACCCACTTCGTCGCCGAAGACAAGTACGTCATCGCGTACTACCCGGATGGCGTACTTGTCTTGAACGAAACGCTTAAGGCCCTGGAGGCTGAGTTCGCCGACGAGTTCATCCGCGCCCACCGGAAGGCCTTGGTCCGACGCTCGCTGATCAGCATGTTCAAAACCCGACCTGATGACAGCCAAGCCGGCGAGGTACTACTGCTCGGAACCGAGAACTGGATACCTGTCAGCCGCAGCCACTCAGCGCAGATCAAATCGGCGATGGGTGCGTGAGGGCCATGCCATGTACATCAAAAAAGATGTCATCGAGGTCATCAAGTACGCGGCGATGATGGCGGCGTATGGCTCGCGCTGTTCGAGCCGAAGAAGGATCAGCCTCAACAACAGCAGAGCGCACCTCGACAAGCTCAGGCTAACGACAGCTTAGACGACGATATCCCGTTCTAAATCAACAGGTTATGCGAAATCAAAGGCCCTATTGAGGGCCTTTTCTTTTGCCCGGAGAAAGCCATGAACACCGATCTTGCACCCGTTGAAATCTATATCCCGGCAGATGCTTGGCTGAAGCCGGTAGCAGTCCCGCACAGCATGACGCATGAGGATATCGACCGACTGGTTTCGGAGTTCATGTCGTCGGGCGGGGCGATTAAGGAAATCCCGGTAGGAGTATCCGGCGACTCGGCTCCAGCAATGTTCAACGGACGTATCCGCTCTATGGGCAAACAAACCGCCCAGGAGATCAAGGACGAACCGTTTGTTGCCGCTCTGGATGTCCTGCTCGATTGCTGTCCGGACCGCAAGGGAGCCGCCGACGCTCTTGGTATCCGGGATTACGTGCTTCAGCGACTTCTTTCGAACTACTTCGGGCGAGACAAGCGGGCGGACAAGATCCGTGCGCCAGAGCGAAAGGACTGCCGTCAACGGTTCAAGGTCATCCGAGACGAACAGTGGAAGCTCAACCACGGGCAGATCGCAAAGATCGACGGCGTGATGGTCAAGCGGTGCTCTGCCTGTCGCGAGACGAAGCCGGTTACCGAGTATCACGCAAAGAAAGACTCACACGCTGGAATCTGCACGCGATGCAAGGCATGCGTCGCCATCGAGAAGGCCGCAAAGAAGCATGGGGCACAAGATGAAAAAGCAGCAGCTTGAGTTTCCAGAATCAGCGGACGAATACCGCGAGGGCATAGAAGCCAGGGATCGCGGCGAGCGTCTCCAGGCCTGCCCCTACGGACTGCACATGCTCTATGAGCGTTCGTTATGGCTCGCAGGACATCACGACAGAGACATGGGCATAGCCCCGAGGGTAGCAGCATGAGCATGCACGAACACGGCTGTTTCGCCGACAGCTACCAGGTCCGACATATCAACGCGCAGTGCGTAGTCGGAAAGGTCTTCCGGCACAAGCCAACTAATCGCAGATACATCGCTGTTCTCGAAGCCGGCGGATCAGTTGAGCTTCAAGAAGCCAGCGGGCACAGCACGTACACATCAATCGAAGCGCTCGGCAATGCCGAGGTGTGGGAGTCCATCAAATGAGCAATGAAGACTGGAATGAACTGGACGAATCCTACCGTTCAGCTTTATCTGGAGCGCTGGAAACTGCACATCCTGCGGTAGAGCAGGCAGGCGGGGATGAACGTGCAGTTGATGGAAAGCCCCGTGCCACCAAATGCCCTGATTGCGGCGAAGGCGATCTGATGCCCGGCGACCTTTGCGCCTGCGGATATGAAACCGATCCGGCAGCCGGTTACGCATGTTCCGAATGTGACGGCTCAGGCGACGGTTATGTCGGAGAAGTCTGCCGCGAATGCGACGGCAGTGGCTGGTTCGTAACCCCGGAGCAGGCCCGCGCCGCCCTGGCGCAACCCTCCCCGACTACCGATAGCCGACCCGCTGAATGGTCCTCATACGATCCGACATGGGTCGTAGATTTCATTCGCGACAACAGCATCTTCAACGCCGACCTGATCGAGCGGATGCTGGAGTATGCGACCCGGCCAGCAGGGGATGTGCCGCAGGCCGAGCAGGCAGAGGCGGAGCGGCCGGAGGGGCCAACCGAGGACGAGCTTGAAGCAGCCGGGCTCGGCTACCCGCTGCACAAGGAAGAAGCGGTAAAGCTCTGGTATTCCGGGTTCCGCTCCGAGGTGATCACCGTTCTGGAGGCGTGGGAAGCCATCGGCCACGACATCGGTATGAACCCGGACAAAGGCGAACTGCTGGATTCGCTGCGCTACATGCTGGAAAAGTGCGAGGCACATGACGCCGCCCTGGCCGAAGTCGCAGGACTTAGGTCATTGCTGAATTCGCTTCTTTGTTATGTAGAACGCGACATTGATAGGATGCGCAGCGACCGCGACAAGTCAGACAACAAAGAAATTTATGACCGGTCCATTTCTCTCGCAATGGAGAGGCTGAAAGCTGCGCAGAATGCAGTCTTCACCACTGAACCAGGGTGTGACACTGCCGTGGAACTGGCTGCACAAACCACCCAGGCTCAGCACTGCGTGCCGGAGCTTCTGGTTCGAGCTGAGGACTTCGTATCAGGAAAAGAAGTGCCGCAAGCATGGCTCGACGTGCAGGCAGAGCGACGCCGGCAGATCACCGCCGAGGGCTGGACACCGGACCATGACGACCTCTATTGCGCCGCCGAGCTTCCGCGAGCCGCAGCGGCGTACATCCTCAGCGGAGCCAATGACGAAGCTCCAGCTATCTGGCCGTTCTCGGCGAAGTGGTGGAAGCCCCGCGACGCGCGTGCGAACTACATGCGGGCCGGCGCATTGATCCTGGCCGAGATAGAGCGCCTGGACCGCGCGGCCGCGGCCGGCAAGGAGGTAGGTCATGAGTGAGGAACACTACGAATCGAGGCTGGCAAGCAAGTGCCAGGGAGTCGCCCGGTGCCTGAGCTACAACGGGAACCGGCACGAAGCAGAGGCCAAGCATGTCTTGCTGGAAGCCTCTCACATGCTCGACAGCCATGCAGTCCGGGTCCATCAGAAAGCCGACGGTCTTCTGATGGTAAACGCTCGCGGCAAGTCGCGATTCATGAACTGGCGCGAACGGCTCGCACGCTGGCTGCTTAAGGGCTCATTGGAGATTCGGCCATGAGTGAAAGATACCGAGTAGAGCAGACAGGAAAAGGGTTCTGGCCCTATTGCGTCAGGGCCGGAAATGGCACGCGCGATCTGTATGTGGGGCACAAAAAGACCTGTGACCGAGTTGCGGCGGAACTGACAACTGCGTTCAGGGATGGAGAATTTGTTGGCAAGGGACTCTACGACGCCCTCGCCGCCGAGGCCCAGGCGCTCAGGGAGGAAGTCGCACGCGCTGAGCAGCACCGCAACGATCAGGCTGACTTGATTGTGTCGCTACGCACCGAAGTCGCAGCACTGCGAATGGCGAGAGATGATCTCAAACTCGAACGAGACCTTGCTCGACAAAACTTCTGCGACGAGCAGGCAGCGAATTATCAGTTGCAAGCGAACTTGAAAGCCTGCCTCGGCGAACTATCGGAACTGCGCGCAAGGGCGGTGGTTGTGCCGGAGCGCCTGACGAACGGCGACAGTATCAGCAGGATGTTGCGCGAAATCGGTTGCGACGGTGACGTCAGTTACCACCATGCGCGCGAAATTTGGAACGCCTGCATCGATGAACTGTCGCGCATCAACGGCAAGACGGTCAGCGAGGGGCTGTTGCGGGGGATGGCCGCATTCGCACAGGAGATCATCAACGGAGCACTGGAGGGCGGCAGCTTCGATGGGGCAGACATCCAGGAAAGTGCAGAACGCCATGGGTTGATCGCCAAGCAGGTGATGAACGAGCCATGCCGCGGCCCAGAAGAGTACTGCGCATGCGCCTGGTCTACCTCGTTCCCGACTGAATGCTACCGGATAACGGCAGAGCTTCGCGCCCTGCTCAACCAGGACAAGGAGAACGGCGACCATGCTGCATGAGCCGGAGGAGTACCGATTGTTCAGTCTATGGATGCTGGTCTTCATGGCCATCGGCTGGTTCGGTGGCTGGATACACGCCCATTACACCGTAGCCGAAGAATGCCGGAAGCTCGGCAAGTTCTACGTCGGCAAGACCGTATTCGAGTGCAAGGCGATCACCGAGGAAGACAAGGAGAACGGCAATGGCTGAAGAACTGAAACCGTGTCCGTTCTGTGGATGCTCGATGCGCCTGGTGAGCAACCACGACTGGCACAAGATTGTAGGCGATCACTCTGCCGAGTGCGTGTTCCTCGACAACGAAACCATGATGGTCCCAGACATAGGAGATCAGCGTGAAATCGCCATCGCTGACTGGAACGCCCGAGCCGTCCCCGCAGGCCATGTGGTGGTCAGCGAGGCGCTGTTGCGGCAATTGCTCGACAGCGATGGTATCGACGGCATATTCGATGCGCAGCAAAACTACGCAGCGCATCAAGAACTCCGCGCCCTTCTGAGCGAGCAGGATAAGCGCAACCGTCAAGGAACGCTTGACAGTTGCTATTCCGGCGGCGCCAACGAAACGGAGACGATCGCATGAACTACACACCCGAGTGCTTGAGAAACCTACCGCGCCAGCAAAAGCCCGAGACACGATCGAAGCGCAGGAAAGAGGCCCGTGCAATGGCCGAATTGACGATCCTGGAGTGCATTCAGCGGCTCAAAGGGGCGCGCCGAGCAAAACCCCGCGATTGGGAGCCAGGCTACAACAGCGCAATCACAACGCTGGAACTGTTCCTTATGGAGATCAAAGAGAAGCGCTGGGTCGGGACGGAAGGTGAGTTGTAAACCGCTAGTTTACAACTGCTCTAGCCACCCATCGCCAACCACTGTACGCACCGATGCCGGAATCCAGGCATCGCTTACAGGCCGCCTAAGCACCAGCCTGAAACCCGCATGATTACTGGGTTTCGGCGCTTAAACCAAGCTACTTGGCACCACCTTACAGGCCACCCAAAACCAACGAATCCGCCCCCGGAGGACCAACCGTGGACAACGAAAACGAAACCCTGGTCGCGCTGCTGGTCATCGCGCTGATCGTCTTCGGCATCTTCCGGATAGTCGGGGACTTCCAGAACCTCTACGAGCAGACAGAACTGAAAGGACAGGAGTTGAGCAGATGGAGCAAGCAATGAGAGACGAGTTTGAAGCGAACGCGAAAGTGCGTTGGTCTACTGATTACGACGACTTTGGCGATGGCCTGTTCTCCATACAGGCTGATGGCCGGTACGAGTACGAGCACATTCAATGGGATTGGGAGACTTGGCAAGCCAGCCGCGCGGCTCTGAGGGTGGAGTTGCCGACGCAACAAGGAACGAACCGGTCTGAATGGCTGCAAACCTGGAACAACGGATACAACGAATGTCACCAGCGCGTGAAAGAAGCCCTCCAGCAAGCCGGAATCGAGGTGAAGTGAATGGCGACGCGAACAGTTCACTACGACGAGTGGGACGGCGGCACAGAAGCGGACAGTGAAGAACCATATGACGTCTTCTGTGGCACCGATGGCGACTTCGAGGAGAAGAACTTCTCCCGCTACCGCAATCATATCACCTGCAAACGATGCCTGAAGTTGCTGGACAAGAAGAAGGAGGCTGCCTAATGGACACCAACAAGCTGAAGGAGTTGGCGGAACGGGCTACGCCGGGGCCGTGGGTTGTCGATGCGCAACAGAGCGGCGCCATCTTCAACATCGAAAGCGAATCCGGCGACCTATGCATTGCCATGTCGCAGGAGAATCCGGCGTCGACAAGGCTGGAGATGAACGAGCAGCGCAGGGTAAACGCTGAATTCATCGCCGCCGCCAACCCCCAAGCCATCCTCGCCCTGCTGGACCAGATAGACGGGCTGAGCGAAGAACTATCCGCATGCACCGAGCATCCAGGCGGATGTGGGTATTGGCGCGAGGCCGCCAAGCGTAGAGCCGAAGACCGTGACCGGCTCAAGGCAGAGAACGATGCGCTGCGGGGAGCGCTACATGCCGTTCAAGCCGAGGTCGACGGGAATCTCCGCCCACTTACCCGCGACCTCGTGAACATGGTCAGCGGCTTGAATAACGGCACTCACCCGAATGACATCTACGACCACTGCGACGAGATCGAAAGGATCATCGACGCAGCCCTAGAAGGAGCAACGCAATGAACGACCGCACACTACTCGAACTGGCGGCGCGGGCGGCGGGGATTGAGGTACGCTGGCGAGACGACGACATCTATCTCGGATCGTTCGAGCGCCGCGTTGTTCCTGAGCCAAAATCGCCATGCTCGAAGTGGCTCTATTGGCGCCCCTCCATGGACGACGGCGATGCATTGCGCTTAGCGGTGCGACTGAACCTGGATATCCGCTACGAAAGCTATGACTCAGGTGTCGCCGTCATAGTGGGCGGCGCTTGGGATGGCGCGCCGGAAGCGGTACACGAAATATTCGAACGTGACGGCCCGCGTGCAACTCGGCGAGCAATCGTCCGCGCCGCCGCCGAGATCGGCAAGTCTATGGGAGGTTGGGAGTGAGCGACGCACCCATTGAACCCCATGAATACCTCTACGGCGTAAAGGTCGTCCAGATCGAGGACTTGCGGGTGGCACGAGGGCTTACCCGACGCCCCGTTTCATCCTGCCGTCACAGGAAAATGGTCTACGACGAAAAGGAGCGCCGCATCTGGTGCAGCGATTGTGAAACGGAGGTCGAGCCGTTCGATGCCTTCATGCACCTGGTGCAGGTATTCGACGGCGGCTTGAAGGACTTGAACAGGCGCCGCCGAGAGTTGCATGAGGCAGAGCAGTTTGCAATCCGCAGCCGTGCGGCCAAGGTGATCGACGAAGCGTGGCGCAGCACGAAGATGGCTCCGCTTTGCCCACACTGCAATGAGGCGCTTCTCCCGGAAGACGTTGTAAAGGGAGTTGCCACGGCGTCCAAGCAACTGATCATCGCTCGCCGCAACAAGCAGAAACAACCGAAGTAGCCCAGCCGAGCCCACTAGGGCCTCTTCCTGAGGCCCGCCCGGCTGGGCGTTCAAATCCTACCAGAAGGCCTGACCGAGCAGTTAACCCCCATATTGCCCGATGCGGGCGCCCTGCCCGGCCAAGCCTCCACGAATTCTACCCGCCAACCCGATGCCGTTGATCGGCCAAGGTCTCGCTATGTCTTTGATTTCAGTTGAGGCGGCCGCCGGCATTCTCGGCGTGAGCCGCAGGACCGCGTACCGCTACGCGGACGAAAAGCTGATCCCGGTGGTCAGGTTCAAAAAGACCATCCGGGTACACAAGGAAAAGCTCGAACAGATGCTTGAAGAGGAAGCCGCTGCTAGCATGCGCGACGCGGTCGGCGTACCGGAGGAAGTATGCCGTACAAGAGAAACGACTCCGCCTACTGGTGGATCTCTTTCAAATCAGCAACAGGAAAGCTTGTTAGACGCTCTTCTGGAACTGCCGACTACTCGGCGGCGAAAGCACTAGAGCAACAGGAACGCGCGAAAGCGTGGAAGGAAAAGGAAATGGGCGTGAATCCGCCCAGGACCTTTGAGGAGGTGATTATTCCGTATCTGCAACACGCTCGCCAGCATCAGCGCAGCTACGAAACGACCGTGCACCGCATAAAGCCGCTGCGCGAGTATTTTGCCGGACGCGTGGTCAACGATCTAGGGGGCCAGGACATACGGGGATACGGTTCGCACAGATTGGATGCCGGCGCATCCCCGGCAACTATCAACCGAGAACTCGCCGCACTGTCCGCGGCGATCAACCACTGCAACACGGAACTGGAGTGGGCCCTTCCTAACCCGGTGAAGGGACGGAAGATGCGCGAGGCCGAGGGACGTGATCGTTGGCTGACCAGGGCGGAGATAGAGGCCCTGTGCCGCGCCGCGCGCGTCCAGAAGTTTGGCCCGATGCTCGAGGATTTCATCCGCCTAGCGGTAAACACCGGATGCCGGCGGGAGGAAATGCTTGGCCTGGAGTGGCGCAGAGTGGATTTCGCCAATCGACTGATCTACTTGGAGGCATCCCACACGAAGGCAGGCAAGCGCCGGAGCATACCGATCAACGAAGGTGCGATGGCAGCGTTAAAGCGACGAATGGCATTCAGATCCGAGACCAGTCCGGAATGCCCCTGGGTTTTTGCCAGAGCCAACGGAGATCGAGTGGTTTCGCTATCAGCCGGCTTCAAGCAGGCCTGCCAGGCAGCGAAGATTGTGGACTTTACGATTCACGACCTGCGCCACACCTGCGCGGCATGGCTGGTAAGCGCCGGCGTTCCGTTGGCGGATGTTCGGGATCTGCTCGGACACTCGACAGTCGCGATGACTGAGCGATATGCCCACCTTGCTCCGGCCAGAGTAAGGGATGCTGTTGGGGTTCTTGATCAAGTCCGTGAAGGCCGCATTTCACGTTCTGTTCACGCTGATAATCCAGCGCATCTACATGGAGGGCCGCTGAAGCTCGTAAACACTTGATTTAGAAGGTGGTGCGGACGGAGAGACTCGAACTCTCACGCCTTGCGGCGCTGGAACCTAAATCCAGTGTGTCTACCAATTCCACCACGTCCGCGGGACACTGCTTGGAAATGAAAACGCCAGGCCTCGGGCCTGGCGCTTCGGAATATGGGGTGGACGATGGGAATCGAACCCACGACACCAGGAGCCACAATCCTGTGCTCTACCAACTGAGCTACGCCCACCATATTACGACTTGCGGTAAAACATCGCCTGCTTCTTGCCGATTCGCCGAATGGCGCACCCGGCAGGACTCGAACCTGCGACCATCCGCTTAGAAGGCGGATGCTCTATCCAGCTGAGCTACGGGCGCTTTATTCATCTGCATTCAATGCTGAGCGCAAACTTTAAGCTCTGGCAATCACAAAGTCAGCAACCGACTTGCATTACCTCTTACCCTGCGTCCGGCTGTGCTCGGCAAGCGGGGCGCATGTTATACAGGGGGCGAAAGGCCGTCAACGGGTTTTTTAAAAAAATTCAGCTATATAAAGGAGTTACGGCAAATCCGCGGGTCGCCTCCTTTGCCCCGGGCGGCGTCCATGCGAAAATGCGTGTCCTTTTTCCACCCGATTCGATGGTTACCCTTCCGACATGACCGCACAACTGATCGACGGCAAAGCGATCGCCGCCAACCTTCGCCAGCAGATAGCCCAACGCGTGACCGAGCGCCGCCAGCAAGGCCTGCGCGTTCCCGGCCTGGCGGTGATCCTGGTCGGCACCGATCCGGCCTCTCAGGTCTATGTGGCGCACAAGCGCAAGGACTGCGAGGAAGTCGGCTTTCTCTCCCAGGCCTACGATCTTCCCGCCGAAACCAGCCAGGACGACCTGCTGGCCCTGATCGACCGCCTGAACGACGACCCCGCCATCGACGGCATCCTGGTCCAGCTACCCCTGCCCGCCCACCTGGACGCCTCCCTGCTGCTGGAGCGTATCCACCCGGACAAGGACGTGGACGGTTTCCATCCCTACAACATCGGCCGCCTGGCCCAGCGCATGCCCCTGCTGCGCCCCTGCACCCCGAAAGGCATCATGACCCTGCTCGCCAGCACCGGCGCCGACCTGTACGGCATGGACGCGGTCGTGGTCGGCGCCTCGAACATCGTCGGCCGGCCCATGGCTCTGGAGTTGCTGCTGGGTGGCTGCACCGTCACCGTGACTCACCGCTTCACCCGCGACCTGGCCGACCATGTGTCGCGCGCCGACCTGGTGGTGGTCGCTGCCGGCAAGCCGGGACTGGTCAAGGGCGAGTGGATCAAGGAAGGCGCCATCGTCATCGACGTCGGCATCAACCGCCAGGCCGACGGCCGTCTGGTCGGCGACGTGGAATACGAGGTGGCGGCGCAACGCGCCAGCTGGATCACCCCGGTGCCGGGCGGCGTCGGGCCGATGACCCGCGCCTGCCTGCTGGAAAATACCCTGCACGCCGCCGAACACCTGCACGACTGA